AAAAGAAGATTTCTTAATGACGATTCTTACCACCGCAACAAACTTGGAGGACCTGATTGACTCAAAACCAACGGCTAGAGGTCAGGTCCTATCAAGATTTATGGGTCTTGAGTTCTTAAAAAGAAAAGAAGAGATTGGTAAAGAAATCTATGGAGAGTTCTCCAAGTCCATGATATCAAATGTCTATAGTAGTGAAAAACTTAAAAGTGATAATGAGGAAAAACAGAAATCAATTGATGAGTTAAAAGTTGAGATTGAAACTGCTAATACAACATTGATTGATATCCAAAACAGGATTATCAAAGGACAAGAATATCGTGATGATTTATTGAAACAAAAACATACTGATATTGATACTGAAATAAGTTCATTAATACCAACAACCGTAACAACTGAGATTGAGACACTTGAAAAGACAAAAGAGGGTATTATCAAACAAATTGAAGAACTTAATGTTGTTGAACCAAGTGAGTTTTATAAAGAGGACAAGCATGATGAGGTTAAGGAAGAATATGCTAAACTTAATAAAGAGTTAATTCAACTTGAAACCAAAATAGAAGAAGTTGAGAAGTTAAAAACTTCAGTTGAGGGTGGAATTAAATGCGAACATTGTGGTATTGAGTTAATGAATGCGGCAATTACCAATGCAAAAATTGCGGAACTTGACGGATTTATCGGGCAAAAAGATACTATTTGGACCACAATGCAGGTTTTATCAAGCATGGAACAAACTTTTGTAAGGTTAAAAAAAGAATTTGATGAGTATGAAAAGAACAAACTTATCAAAGAAAAATATGAACTTAATATTGAAAGTTGTGACCTAAAAATTAATAACCTGAGAGATAAGATTAAAAAATATAACGAGATTCAGGATAAGATTAAGGATAACGAGAGAATTGATGGTTTATTGGTGAAATCAAGTTTGAGAATGGATGAACTTAGTACATTAAAAAGTGCAACAGAAAAGACCATTTCAACAGGAAATTACAAAATAGAAACTCTAACTCAAGAGATTAATAATAACCTTGATAAGATTAAAAAAATTGAAGAGGAGAGTGAAAAAGAAAAGGTATACAAAATATATTTAGAAATTTATGGTAAGAATGGTATAACCAAAATGATTATGAGAACCATGATGCCATTGATTAATTCTGAATTACAAAGATTACTTGAGGATAGTTCTCACTTCAGATTGGAGATTAGAATTAACGATAAAAATGAAGTGGATTTTGTTATGATTGATAACAATACTCAGGTTGAAAAGAATATGGTTTCAGGTTCTGGTTATGAACGAACTATTGCGTCATTATCATTAAGAGCTGTTTTAAGTAAGATTTGTTCGTTACCAAAACCAAACATTATCGTCTTTGATGAGGTGTTTGGTAAAATATCAAATGAGAATATGGACATGGTTTCTGAGTTTTTTACAAAAATTAAGGAATATTTTGAAAAAATATTTGTAATTACACACAATCCACTAGTAACAAATTGGGCTGACAATGTAATTAAAATTAGGAAGGAAGAAAATGTTAGTTTTGTGACCCAATAGTTTGGGGGATTGGATAAAAGTTTATATATTTGTTAAAAATAAAGACTATGAAAACAAAAAACACATACATCTTATTCGTTTTTGCTGTTGATGAAGACCAAGATAAGTTTGTTACAACGTTAGGTGAAGAAATATCAATGTTAGCGTTGTCAACTGATGTGAGATATTATTACGGACCACAATCGGCGGTATATGTATTCACATCAGATGAAAAATTTAAAAATTTATCTGAATTCATTAAAATTATGTTTGAGGTGGAAAATATTCCATTTATGTTACTACCTTTGGATAAAGAAAATATGGCTTCAGGTTTTGGAAAAGAGGTTGACAAGCATTTATTTGGGAATACTCCTTTAGTAATTAAACCTACAAATATTTCTAAAATAAATAGGATTAATGAGATGTTTGAAGATTTAATACATGAAGATTTTGATGAAGAAGATGATGAAATTGAGAAATTAAGGTCAAAATCTTATGAACCTTCAGTTAATGATATTCTTGATAAAATTAGAGATGTCGGTATTAAGTCATTAACCAAACAAGAGAAAACTATTTTAGATAATTACGCAAAACAACTATAATAATATGAAAGAGAAAAACTTATCAATTCCGATTAATCAAGAAGAAATCCAACTTTATCTTAAAGATATTCGTAAGATAAAAGTTATGACACCTGAAAGAGAAAGAGAGCTTTCCAATCTAATGAAGACAGGAAATCTTTCTGATACTCAAAAAGAAAGGGTGTATAAAGAATTATTAGAGGGTAATTTACGTTTTGTTATCACGGTTGCTAAACAATATCAAAATCAAGGTTTAGATTTCCCTGACTTAGTTGCTGAAGGTAATTTAGGTTTAATGAAAGCGATTAAAAATTTTGATTGGGGTAAAGACCTTAGATTTATTTCTTATGCGGTTTGGTGGGTTAAACAATCAATTTTACAATCTTTAAATGATAATGCGAGAACAATAAGACTCCCAGTTAACGTTGTACAAGATTTACATAAGGCAAAAAAAGAGATTGAATCCAATGGGGGTAAATTAGATGATAAATTTCAAAACTTACCAAGCATGATTGATTTAGATATGAATATCAATGAAGATGGTGATACATTGGTTGATATTATAAAAAACGATGATGCTGAAATGCCTGATGAGGTATTCAATAGTAAGGACATGTTGAAACAAAAAATGTTTGAAATTTTAAACATTCTTGATGAACGTGAGAAAGTTATCATTGGTGATTATTTCGGGTTAACTGGTACTCCAAGAACGTTAGAAGACATTGGGTCTGATTTTGATTTGACTAAAGAAAGAGTTAGACAGATTAAAGAAAAGGCTCTTAGAAAATTAAGGAATGAAAGTTCGGTTTTGTTTGACTACCTATAAAAAAAGTAAAACCTTCTATTTATTATGGTAGAAGGTTTTTTTATTTTAATAAAAATTATTGTTATGAAAAAAGTTATTGATTTTGTTAAAAAGTTTAAAATTCATATTTTGGCTACGCTTTTATTTATTTTCCTTATGCGTTCTTGTATCAAGTCAGGTGAAGTTAGGAAATTAGATAAAGTTAAAACCGCTAATGAAAATGTTATTGATAGTTTAACACGACTTGTTAATGGTCAAAAAGATACAATTAATAATATATCTGAAGTTATTAGACAAGAAAAAATAAAAGTCCATAGAGATTACGATGACTACATTTCCTCAAAAGATAGAGGACCGCAACTTATGGAATTACATGCGGTTGTTAAGAAAAATATTCAAGAACTTGAAAAATGAAAAAAATATTTAATTGGGTAAAAGATAATCCAAATAGAAGTATGTTTCTGTTACCAATTATTTTGGTTGCGGGTATTTCTATTTCACACGTTGTAAGTTGGTATGATATTGCAAACCCTTTTAGTTGGGCGATATATCTATCAATAGCAATTGAAGTTGGGGCGATGACCGCACTTGTTGCTGCGACCAATAAAATCAAAGGAGGGGTATGGTTTATGTTTGGTTTAATAACATTAATCCAAATGATTGGTAATATCTTTTTCTCATATAAAGAAATTGATGGTAATGGAACTTTATTTAAATCTTGGGTTGAGTTAACAGGTCCATTATGGGAAATGATGGGGTCAGACCCGACAGATGTAATATCAATGAAACGATGGTTGGCCTTCCTAGAAGGTGGTTTATTACCCGTTATCTCATTAACATCATTACATTTCTTTGTTAAATATGAAAGTAATAATACCGTAAAGGGGACTGTAAACGAGATTGTAAATGAGGAAACAACTGAGGATAATGATAATGAATATCCTGAACCAAATGAAAAAATAATAAACGCTAAAAAAGTTTGGGAAAAAGTTAATGAATTAAGACAAGAAGGTAAATTACCTGAACCCCCTACTGAGGAAGAACTTGCAGAAGAACCGACATCATTAGCATTTACCCCTTATGATACTCAAGAAATGGAAGAGGAGATTGAGGAGGAAGTTGAATTAACAGAAAATACAAAATTTCCGATAGATAGAATGTTAGAGTTTGATGATATTATGACAACTACAACAACTACCGATGATGGAATTAGAAGATTGAGTTATGTGAAAAATACATAATGATAAAATTTTTATAAATCATTATGGAAATTATAAAACACGGAGATTTTAAACCAACAGGTAAACAAAAGAAAAAACATCAAATAATTTTAACCCACACATCAAGAAATGTGAATGAGTATCTTCAGGGGTTAAAATATCGTTATAATGGGGATTTTAAAAGAATCCCCAATTATATTATAACTAGAGAAGGTAAGATACTTAAGTTATTGGATAATAACGAACACACAAATTACTTCAAAGAACCCAATATCAATAGAAATTCAGTTATTATATGTTTAGAAAATTTGGGTTGGTTACAAAAAGAACCCCTATCAGACTATTACGTTAACTGGATTGGTGATATTTATAAAGGTAAAGTGTACGAAAAAAAATGGAGAGACTATTATTTTTGGCAACCTTACACCGAAAAACAAGTTGATTCAACAGTTAATCTGTGTAAAGAAATATTCAAAAATATGTCAATAACTCCAAGTATTATTGGACATAATACAAAAATAAATGGGGCTCATAAGTTTGAAGGTGTGGTAACAAGAAGTAATTTCTATACAGATAAAACTGATTTAAGTCCAGCATTCAATTATGAAGAGTTTTTAAAAAAAATAGAACATGAAGAACAAGCATGATGAAATAAAAGATTTGTTAAAGGCGACTAGAAATATGTTGTCAAATTCTTTAGTTAAAGAAGAAACCGAAAGAATTAAAAAAACTTATGGTATGTTAACCGAAGAAGACGTTTTGAAAAAATATAATGTCGGTAAAGCAATTGAAGATTCAATTGAAGATGATGAAGACGAGGAAAAAGATGAGTACGAAGTAAGTGATGATAATAAAGAAAAAGAAACTGCGGACGATAAGAAACAAGGTTACAGAATATCTGGTGGAATATTAGTTTTACACGGTAAAGATAATACTGACTTAGAATTAACTACGGATGAAAAAATCGCCTTCCAAGAAACTATGGACGAGTTCGTTAGTGAGGTTTCAGATTTAGTTGATTTCAATAAGTTAAACGTCTATTCAAAGAACGTTGAATGGTCAGGTAAAATTATTGATTTTGATATTGAATTTTTCTACTCAATAGGTGAAGAAAATGGTGTTTATATTCAAGGGGATATGATTAAGACTGATGAAAAGTTTTTAGATATGGTGAATAAATTAAAAGTTTATTACGATAAGTTTAAATCTAAGTGGGCTAAAGTTTTAGCATCAAGAAAGAAAACTTCACCAAATGAGTAAATTCTTTGAAAAAATTGACACAAAAACAATAATAATTTTCGGATTAATTATTGTCATTTTTTTATTGAATATGTGCTCAACGGATATTAGTGATGATGGGAAAAAAGTAAAAATTGCGGGGAAAACTTATACTATAATTAAACACGAAATTGATACCGTATTAGTACCTGTAAAACAAGTTATATATAAAGATGGTAAAGAAATATATCGTGAAAATACGATTTATGTTGATGTACCGTCAAATGTTGATACAAACGGTATTATCAGAAATTATTACAGTCAGGTTGTTTATAAAGATACATTAAAACTTGGTGATAGTTTAGGGTATATCTCTGTTGTTGATACTATTTTTAATAATTCCATTTTAAATAGGAAGTGGGAGTCTTATGTGAATAAAATTACCGTTAAAGAGGTTCTTTATCTGAAACAAGACCCACGACTACAATTTTTTGTTGGAGGATTTGGTGGGTACAATTCAGGATTAAATAGTGTGTACCTTGGACCTACTATAATGTTAAAAAATAAAAAAGAAAATACGTTTAATCTTGGAATCGGGGTTGGAACTGGAAAAGAAGTTTTACTTCAAGGAGGTATTTATAGATTAATTAGATTAAAGAAATAATATGGCACTTACTACAACTGAAAAAAGAGAGATTGAAACAATGATTCGTAAAGAAATTAAAGATTTCATTGGTAGTAATACCATGAAACAATACGAAGATAAGTTATTAACTATCTTGGCTAAAGAAATTAGTAGAGGTAAAGTTCAAGGTGATGTTAAAGATGTTGTTATAAAAGTTTTCAGAGAATTCTACAATTTTATGTGGACTCAACGAGGTTATTGGGAACCTAGATTAAAAAATGCTTGATAGATGAATTTAAGTGAAGATTTTATGTCAAATTTAAAAAGTGCTATACCTAAACAAATGAGTTCTGCGGGAGTTTTTAATTCAGGTGTTGAAGGTGGTAATATTGAAGCTATGAAAAGTATTAATACGTATAACCGTGAATTAAGTGAAGAACCCAACAATGGTGAAACTGATGAGGGAATGGGCGCGGCTTCTGCTGGTGGGTACTCAACACAACTGTTTAGTGCTACAAAGAAAGATATTGAGGACATCACTAAAGTTGAGGCGACTGAAGCAACTGGCTCTGTATCATCAGGGTCTTACTTAACCACCGCCGCTTGGGCTAAGTCAACAAAAAAGAAAGATTGGAGGGGTAAATCTAAAACTCAAATACCTGGAGGTAAGTTCGTTCAAGTTAAGAAAAAATGTAAAAAATTTCCTTATTGTAATCAAGGGGATATAAATGCTCTTAAATTAACTAATGAGGGTATTGTTGACAATGTGATTAAAAAACTTAGTGAGAAATATAATTTAAGTGAGTCGGTGATTAGAACTATTTTAAAAAATCATTTGAATCAAAATAAATAAACCTGATTTTATAGGTATTTATAAAAAAAAACAAAACAATGAAAAGAAGACTAAATGAAAGTTATATTAATTCTATCGTTAGTAAATTTTTAAATGAGAATTTAGAAGAAAGGGCTGACGAACTTATGTCAAAAATAAAGACTAATGTTAACGAACTTGGAGGTATGGAAGACGACCATCCAAAGTTTGGTAAATTAAATTTTTCAAAAATGTCACGAGAAGAAATTGACGCATTAATGAATGATTATGTTGACTCTGATGAAGAAGAAGATGGAACAATGAGAGGTCGTTTCTTTGATGATGAAGATTCGGGTGACAACGAATGGACTGAACTTGATATTGATTCCGATACAGAGTTGGATGAGGGATTTGATGACCCGTATATTCAAAAAGCAAGAGGTGGTAAAGATTATTCTTCAAGAGAGTTTAAAAAAATACCTAAAGGTAGAGATATTGATATGAGAAATTTAAGAGACGACTCAATAACACCTAGTAAATATTTGGGTAATAAAATGGATGATATTTCTGACTTATTTAAAAGAAATTTCCGTGATGATGACGATGATGACTATGATTACAATTTTGACGATGAAGATGGTGGTGATTTAGTGTCAGAAATGGAAAAATCACTTTGTGAATGTGGTGGAAATATGTATGAAGGTGAATGTATGGAATGCGGTAAATCATATGGTATGATGGATGAAGACATTTATGATGTTGATGATTTAGACGATTCTAATGAATTTGACTACGTAGAAGAAGGTGTATTTGATGAAGAAGGTGATGAAGAATTTGATTACACTAGTGATGAGCCAAATGTTGGTGGATGTAAAGCAGTTAACGATGTAATTCGTAATCAAGGAGGTAAAGTCACTGATTTAGATAAGGAACTTATGAAAAGATATGATTGTAAGTCAGAAATGACCGAGAGACTTCATGGTAGACAAAGAGTTTTGGACAAAAACAAAAATAATAAAATTGATGATGAGGACTTTAAAATGTTACAAGGTAAAAAATCTGAAACTAAAGAAGGTAAAAAGTTTCCTGATTTAAGTGGTGACGGTAAAGTAACTCGTAAAGATATTCTTTTAGGTCGTGGAGTTAAACTAGGTAAGAATGGTAAGAAAAGTAAGATTAAAGAATCTGTAAAACTTACTGAAGATGAAATGATTGAGTTAATTGAGAATATTATCAAAGAAGAAGAGAAGTTAAAAGTTATTGGTGGAAAACCTAAAGGTCTTACTAAGTATGAAGAAGTTCATAGAAAAGACGGTAAGGAAAATGATGAATATTTAAAATCGGTTGCTGCTAAAATGAAAGAATATTTGAAAGACGGTTCAAAAGGTGAGTATACTGAAAGTCCAAAACATTTCCCAAAAGGTAATGGACAGTTAGCCAAAATGGCCGCAAAGAAATATACAATGTCAGATGACGGTAAAGATTTTTTAAATAATTATATGAAACCAGGGATGGAAGATTTAGTACCTGAAGAAATTGAATATGATGAAGATTGGGTGTCCGATACAATTGAAGGGTCCTCAAGAACAGGTAATTCGGATGAATATGCTAATGCTGAACAAACCGAGGTGAATAAAAATGTTAATAAGAAAAGAAAGGCTAAGAAATTTCACAAGGCGAAAGAAACGGCATATAGAAAATCTAGAGTCCCTGTTACTGACGGTACTGGTGAGAATTCAGGTTCAGGAATTCATATTAAAGAATCTGATACTAAAGAAAGTAAAGTATTAAACGAAGAGTTCAACAAGATTCAACACCTGATGAATTACGACAGAAAGACTCAATAATTTACATTAACACATATTTAATTATTATTTCTCCATAGACGAACTCTATGGAGAATTTTTTTAATTACCTAACAAAACCAATTGCCCACGAAGATGTTTTAGTGTGGTTTGAGGCTAATAATATTATATATGAAAAATTAGAACTCTTTTCTGATTTTTCATTATCACTTTATGAACTTATAAGAAAAACTTATTTGGGTGAAAGTGATGTTCCTGTTGACACCAAAATAACTTTAAGTGATGAAGATAATCAAAAACATTTTGAATGGTGTTGGAAAAGAACATTGGATAACTTTGAAAAGGAAGGAATAAAATTCTCAAGTAGAGGTGAACATTATGATTATTTTAAATCATTCTTCTTTGAAGTTTTTTATAATCAAAAAGAAGAATATCTTAAAAATTCGGTGGGAGAATTTTTTGATGACCTATTTAATATGGAAAAAGGGTTTACCAAGTCAGATTTAGATATGGTCTCAACAATGTATAAATTTTTAGACAAGAGTATTAAAAAATCTTGATTCTATTTACAATGAGTCAAATAAAATTACATTTTACTTAAACAATAAAATTCATTAAATTATTTTAAATGGAAACATTAGAACAAATTAAAACATTGACAGAAGAATTGTCAGTTAATGGTACTAAGTTTTTTAAAGGTGGTAACAAAAGTGCGGGAACTAGAACTCGTAAAATTGCTCAAGAGTTAAAAGATTTGTTACAAACCCTTAGAAAAGAGGTATTAGAAGAAAGAAAAGGGACTGAGTAATGTACAATATTGAAAGTATATTTTTATTCGTATTTATATTTTCAGTCTTAACTGTGTTAAGGACAGTTTTTAGGTTTATAAGTACCCTATTACAAAATCAGCCCGAAAGGATTGCATTGAGTAATAGGGTTCTAATTTACCTAGGGTTATCAATGTCATACATTATAACATATTTAATTAAATCATAATATGAGTTTATATAAAGAATTTTCAAGTCTTTTACCACATCTACAATCTGTAAGAAAATTAAAAGATTATTTTAGTTTTGACGTATCATTTCCATTATCTTGGAAATTACCAAAAAAATATGTTGACGAAGATAGAGTAGTTGAACAGGAAAGTAAAACCGCAACACATAGGTTTTTTTCTTTTGTATCTGAAATAAATGAACAAGATGTGGACAGAATTACCTCAAACATTAAAAATATTATTAAATATAACTTAGAGAGAGAAGAAAAAGAACGATTGTTTGAAAATAAGGTTAATGAGTTAAAAGGTATTTTTGAAAAACAAAATTTAAATAGTCTTAAAAATTTAAAGTTTCAGTTGAATTTAAATAAAATTGAATTAGATGACGATGAAGAAGAAATCAAACCATCTGAAGTGGTTAGAGACACAGATGACAAAGGATAAGAAAGAGTTAGAGATTGATAAAAATCAAATTATACAAAACATTAAAAAATTAAAAAAAGAGGATATTCTACCCAAAGTAGTTGTACCTAAAAAATTGACATTATGGCAGAAAATCAAGAGAGTATTGATGGGATTATAGAAAAATTAGCCATTATTGCCGATGCTTCAGATACTCTATTCCCAAATGGGAGGAAGGCGATTATCTTTGAACTTAAAATAGACGACTTTAAGAAAGTACAGAAAAATTTTAGGGAGGTGGACCAATCCTTCAAGCAGTTTAAAATTGAAATATCTGGAACAGAATTCATCTTTTTGTTGGATGAGTTGTTGACTGACGAAAAAGATAAGATTTAGGGAATCCCTTCTCAGTCAGGATGTTATAGAGGTATTTCCTCTGATTAGTATCGTAATCTTTAATAAACATACAATCCATTCTTTTTAATTCCAAAAAATAAGATAACATTGAGTCAATAAATCTTGATGAATCATCATCATTTTTGAAGGTGAATAATTTAAATACATCATCATTTTGAACAATAATTTTGTTATTTAACTTGGAAACCATTTTAAGACCTGGCGAGTCTAAATATTTTTTAATAAATGTAGTGGTGTTTATTTTTTTCTTAGTGTTATAATCAAGGAAAAATTCATCAATATTATATGGGTTTATTTTAGTTATAATGTGTTCATTTTCATCTAACTCAACTTTTATTTGCCTACCAATATTGTCTTTTATAAATAAAGAATTGATGTTATTAGATTTTGGCTCTAAAAGACCTAATTCATAATTGGATTCAAATCCGTTATCGTATTGTTTAGAAAATATAATATTCTCACTTTTATCTATTAGTGTTTTATAAAAATTTTCGGCACGTTTAAATGTTTTAAATTTCTTTATTATTTTCTTTTTTACTTTATTTTTAAACAGAACAATCATGTACATACATAAAAAATTAATATAATAGAAAAAAAAGGAAATGGAGAATTTTTACGAGACATTAGGAGTTAAAGAAAGTGCAACTCAAGATGAAATTAAAAAAGCTTATAGAAAATTGGCCGTTAAACATCATCCTGATAAAGGTGGGTCTGAAGATACCTTTAAGAAAATATCTGAAGCTTATGACACATTGGGTGATGAGAATAAAAGAAAACAATACGATAATCAAAAAAACAATCCATTTGGGGATATGGGTGGAGGATTTAACCCATTCTCAGATATGTTTAATATGTTTAATCAAGGATTTAGAAGAGGGGCTCCCGATAAAATATTACATGTTAATGTTGGAGTAATTGAATCGTTCCTTGGGAAGGATAAAGAAATTACATATTCAAGAGAAGTAATGTGTAATACTTGTGAAGGGCGTGGAGGTGAAAAAACAAATTGTCCATCTTGTCAAGGGCAAGGTTTTTTTGATGTTAAAGTTGGTGGTAGTATGTTTAGTCAGGTTGTTAGACAAACTTGTAATAATTGTAAAGGGTCTGGTCAAGTTTATACCAGTGTTTGTCACGGTTGTAATGGTAAGACAACAAAAACTAAAATGGAAAATATTAAAATTAAATTGCCACACGGAATTGATGAGTCACAGTTTTTAAAAATGCAAGGTAACGGGGATTACAGTAATGGTAGTTACGGTAATTTAGTTATGAAAATTAATATTATCCCTGAAGATAATTGGGAAAAATTAGGTAATGACCTTATATATAATAAATTTTATAATTACGATGAATTAAACTCCGATTCAATTGAGATACCACATCCTAGCGGTCCTATATCATTAAATTTACCTAATGAGTTTAATACATCAATACCGTTGAGAGTTAAAGGTAAAGGATTTCACGGTGGAGATTTGTTTATAAAACAACACGTTAAGTTTGTTAAGAATTAGTTATTTTAAATACCCGATAATATCTGAGATAATCCTAACAATACCGTAAATCGCCATTATTGAAATAAAAGATGAAAATATAATTATTTTATAGTTTGAATTAACGTTAAGAGGTCCTTTCTGACATTCTTTACATTCTTTACTTGATGTGTTCATAATTAGATTAATTTGTAATAAACAATTATATTACCAATTCTTTTATAAGTAAATAAATTAACCCCACTGAACCAATGGGGTTTAACTAATTGTTTCACTTATTAAGTTGGGGTAATCAACCCGTATCACCTCACCCGATACTTGATGGTCAGATTGTAAGTTAGGAGTTCTGACATCCTGTTGTGTGTCCTCAATCACATCAACAATACAAATTTAAGCCTTTGTTTGATATATACAATAGGTATAATGATTTTTTTAAAAGTTTTTTTTGGTTATTGACTTTTTAACGCACTTTACTTATATTTATAATAAAGAGATGAGTATGGAAACTAAAATGGGGAGACCTAAAAAAGAAGATAAAGATAAAAAAGTTAAGTATGGAATTAGTATTGACCGATATCTTTTTGATAAAATGAAGAACGAGGGGGTAAGTATCTCCAAATTTATCCAGAATTTAGTTAAAGAACATTATGAAAAAATATAATTTTAATGAATATTTTTTTCACGAGGTGAATGAAAAATCCGCTTATTGGTTAGGGTTTTTATATGCCGATGGATATACTAGAATGAAAAATGGTAAAAGTGGTGAAGTGAAACTAAAATTAAAAGATACTGATAGAAACCATATTGAATTATTTCTTAAAGATTTAGGGTGTGATAAACCTATAAAATGTGGGGTAGATAAGAAGTCTAAATTTTGTTCCGTAACAGTTTACTCAAACATAATGGTTAAACAATTATTTGAATTGGGGTGTGTTAATAATAAAACTCAAAAAATACGTTTACCTAAGTTAGATGAGGTATTCATGCCTCACTTTATAAGAGGTTATTTTGATGGTGACGGTAGTATTTCAAAAGTGAAAAATAGACCAAATTCTTTTGTTGTAAGTTTGTGTTCTAATAAAGAATTTAACAATGAACTTGTAAAATTCTTAGGTTATGGAAAACCATACATATATGAAAACTATTCGGTTATTAAAATTAATAAAATAATGGATATTACTAATTTTAGGGATTATATTTACCCAAAGGCGATAACGTTCTTAGAAAGAAAATTACTAAAATTTAAACAAATTAAATAAATTAAATAAAATAATATAATATGTGTGTATCTTATGTCGGTGGTAAATCTAAAATTGCCCCACAATTAATAATTCCAAATATACCTAAAGACATTGAGACATTTGTTGAAGCGTTTAGTGGACAATTTTGGACATTTTTTAAAATGAATTTAGATGACTATCCGAATCTTAAAACGGTAGTGTATAATGATTTTAATCCATTGAACTATAATATGTATCAATGTTTACAGAAGAACCATCAAAGATTACTTGAAGAATGTGAAAAATTAGTGGTTCAGGAAAAAGAAGTTTTCCCGACTAATCCGATTTGTAGTGAACAATTTATCAGGTTTCAGGCTGAAATATTTGATGAGAATTTCAGCGTAGAAGCTTACGATTATGTTGTTGCTGCAAAATATATTTACGTTTTAACTCAAGTGTTTTCGGGTTCGAATCCTTCTAAATCAAAGTTTATTGACTTAAAAGGTAAGTATCATTCAAAGTTTACTTCATTTAAAAATAAATTAAAAAAACCTGAGTGGCAAAAAATGTTTGAAAGAATTACTTTCGTTGAAAATATGGATTTTCAAGAAGTTATTGAGAAATATGACTCTCCGACAACTTATTTTTATGTTGACCCACCGTATTATATTGTTGGTGAAGGGAGTTATTATTCTAACCACGATTTTGGAAGACAAGACCACGAAAGATTAGCAAATTGTTTAAAAGACATTAAAGGTAAATTTTCATTGTCCTATTATGATTTCCCCTTATTATCTGAATGGTTCCCAAAAGACATTTATACTTGGGAGATGAAAGAGTTTGCAAAAGCCGCTGCCGCTAAGAAAGGAACCAAACAAAATATGGGTGAAGAGTTACTCATTATGAATTATAAATAAAAATGACTATTTTTGAAAACTGAAATATTTATTAATAAAAAATGAAACTATGAGATTCAATTCAATCATTAGACACTTAATTAAAGAAGAACAATCAAGATTCCAAGTATTATACGACAAATTAGTTGTACCTAATAAAAAAGACCCTAAAGGAAGAGGTTTAATGGATTTTGATAGTCTGAAACAAATCATATTTGCGGACCCCACTACTAAGGCACCTCAGAACTTTGATGTTGACGGTGCATCAATCCAAGATATGGATAAAGTTAAAGTGGGTAAGTTCACACAGTGGATGTTAAAGAACTTTGTTAAACCATCAAGTCAAGATTTAGATGATATCGGAACATCTGATGTTAATTCACCAGAATACAAAAACACAATTAAAGAGTTTAAAAGACGATTCATTGAAGATTTATTCAAGTTTACTGATATGTTGAGTAAGTTTGAAAAGATTAAACAATACATCCCTCAAGAACAAAGAGACATTAATAAATTAACTCCTAATTCATTGTTGAATATTATCATGAATCTTCCTGAAGATGTCAAACAGAAAATCAACAAAAAAGATGTTAAGTCTCAAGCTAGACAAGAAAGGAAGGAAAACAGATTTGCACATCCAGGTGGTGAGATTCTGAAAGAAGGTGAAAACTATACTTTAATTAAGATAGAAGGTACAGGACCACAACAACAAGAAGCCGCTCAATGGTATGGTGGATTCTATGATTATCAAAATGGTGAATCACATTGGTGCACATCACCTCCAGGGTCTAACTACTTTATGACTTATGCTAAACAAGGTCCTTTGTATGTTATTATGGCAAACGATGATAAAGGTTTAGTTGGTGCTAGAACAGGATTACCTCAAGAAAGATATCAGTTCCATTTCCCATCTAGTCAGTTTATGGATAGAATGGACCGTTCAGTTAACTTGGTTGAAATGTTAAACGGACCAATGGTTGAATTAAAAGAGTATTTCAAACCTGAGTTTGCAAAAGGATTGGTTACTGGTAACGGTGAAAAGGTTGAGATTAACTACCCTCAAAGTTCGGCAGGTAAATTCATTGTTCTTTACGGATTTGAAGAATTGTTTGAGTCATTACCGACTAATATCAAATATTTATTGATTAATAATACTTCTAACGAGAAAGTTGCTTGGGATATTCCTGAAAGTCTTGGTAAATTTACAAATGTTGAGGCGTTGATGTTAGTAAAACTTGTTAAGAGTCTACCCGATTCTATCGGTAACATGAAGAATCTTCAGTTCTTAACACTATCGGATAATGAAAATTTAAAAGAATTACCTGAGACATTGGCTGATTTACCTAACTTATCATTTGTAACAATTAGAAATGTCCCTAACTTAGTTATTCCACCAAGATTGGCTGAAAAAATGGTTGAAGAAGGTCAAGGGTTTTACTACGTTCAATAGAATTAAAAAAAATAAATTATGAAAAATGTTGATATTGAGATTTACATGAATCAATTCATCAACTTTTTTGAAAGTAACCCAAACGATTTAATTGATTTAATTGGGGACACTTTAAAAGAAACATTCTACGATAAGGTTAGAATGAGATGTTTTGAAAATTACGAGAAAGGTGAAGACATTTCTTTAACTAATAGACAAATGATGGAAATTGTTTTAGAGATTAGAAATGAAGAAACACCCGATATTGTTAGAATATCTAAGATATTTGAGTCAACGAAATACGGAACTATTTGTTTAAATTAAAAAAAAATCCTCCAGAGTGTTGGAGGATTTGTTTTTTTGTCTATCTTTGTAAGACAAATTTAAACAGAGATATATGAAAGCAGAATTTACCGTACAAAAAATCAAAGAACTAGCACCATCAGTATTCGCAACAGGACCATCACCAAAGGTATCTGATAAGTACGTATTTGTACCTACAGACGAAATCCTTGAAAACTTCCAAAGAGAAGGGTGGGAACTATCTAGCGTGTCTCAAACAGGTAGAGGTATTCATGCTCTACACCAATTGAAATTCCGTAATGGTGAATTACCTAAAGTTGGTGATACTTTGGTTGAGGCTATTATCCGAAACTCTCATAATGGGACTGCAACATTCCAAGTAAGTGCGGGTCTACACCGACTTGTATGTTCTAATGGTCTTACGGTTCCTACCGCAATCTCTGACTCCCTTAAAGTTCGTCACCAAAAGTTTGACTTGGATGAGGTTAAACGATTAACTGAGACTTTCGCAAAGCGTCTTCCTAAAATTGAGACATCTGTTGGTCGTATGATGGAAAAAATAATGACTACCGACGAAAAGATTGATTTCGTTAGAAAATCGGCTGAGTTCCGATGGAAGACAGGTAAAGTTCTTTCCGCAATGGAGGTTGAGGGTCTATTGGTTCCTAATCGTGTGGACGATGAAGGTGACGACCTTTGGAGAGTAATGAATGTGGTTCAAGAGAAGTATGTTCGTGGAGGACTATCTTACGAGACACCAAATGGTAGAAAGACCGCTCTTAAAGGACTTAAAGGTATCTCAGCGGTGAATCAAATCAATACCCAACTTTGGGAACTTGCTGAAACAATGATTTAATAAGGTGGGGATTAATTCCCCATCTTTTCTTATATTTGTGATATGGAGAAACTTTTTGAAGATATTAAGGTTACATACGATGTGTGGTTGTACGATAATAACAACTCATTAGATGAGTATATAGATACTCCCCAAGATGACTTATACCCCGAACTTTTTGGGGTTAGATTGCGTCAATCTAGACGGTATATGTTAACTAATGGGTTTTTTAAAAATAAAACAATTAGTAATAACGAAGAAGCATTTATGGAGAATTATGGTAATCCTTTCGCTAAAGTTTCTATGTCAAGAAGAATTGCCACGGTTACAAAAAACGAGGATAAGATTAGTATTAAAATATTTAGATACAGTAGGGGTAGAAATGTTGGTAAAAAGTATTTCAGAGTAAGAACTAACCTTGAATATATATCATATAACATAAAGACAAATGCCCTGTATTATGGTAAAATAATAAATTACCACTTAAAGAGAAAGGCGATTAAAAAATGCAACAGGGTTTTATTAACTAGTGATTGGCTTGAGTCAATCAATTGTTATATTAATGGTAGTTTGGGACACTCAGATAGTCAATCAAATATGCTTGAATCATTTGTTAATGGTATTCCTGGCACTGAAAAGTATTTAGGAAACCCCAAATTAAGATTCTATAAATACTTCTTGGAGAAAAGCGGGGCTAAACTACCAAACAATTGGGATGCGTTCATTTGTGTTTATCCACAACCTACTAAAAAGTTACTAAAGAAAGTTAACTACAAGTTTATAGATTCTTATATGGATTTACATAAACTAAAAGGTGATAAAATTAAAAGATGTTTACATTTGGTTAAAGTTATTAATCTTGAATATCTACACTTTGCATATCAAGTATTTGGTGAAAAATATATCCTATCAAAACCTGACGAAGACATTGTTAAAATACTACAGTTTAGTAATTATTATGGTGGTACATATTATAATTTGAACGATTATACTAAAGCTGAAAAAAATAATGCTTATGAAATTTTTAAATTGATATTGGATGAAAAGATTGACCTTTCCACATTTACAGACCACATAAGGTTTAAACTTAGATTATCGGATATTAATCCTGTGAAATGGAAATCTAAAACTCTTGATGATTTTAATGACGAGCATTACGAATGGAGTGAGAAAGTTGCGGACCTTAGTAAATGTAGATATGATAGATTTTACGGGAACGATTTCAAGGGATGGGTTGAACAAAATATTGCGGTGAATGAAATTGATTATTACCCTGTCTTATTAACCAACAGTTCTGATTATAACTTTGAGTCAATGACACAAAATAACTGTGTTAGAACTTATATTAATAAACCTTCAGCGATGATAATCTCATTGAGGGAGGGTTCAAACACAGGTAAAAATAAATTGACTATTGAATATAATTTGGTATGTACTGATTGGGAAACTAAAGAGATAACCTTAAAAAGAGTTCAAACTAAAAGAAAGTCAAACATGATACCAGAACCTGAGTGGGATGAACCTCTAAGAATTTTGGATTTGAGGATAAAGGAGTTATGTAAACAGAAATTATTTACCTTACCCAAAATACAAGTTACATTTAAGAATATGTCAAAAATTGAAAGTGGTTTGAATATTGGTGACGATGGTTTTATTCAGTGGGATAACCGAGCCGTTCAAGCGGGACATAGTTTAAATTTTTATGAATTTGATGATTTACCATGATTAAGGTTCCTGAACATATTATTGATTTATATAGGTTTGATGTTGAATCATACCCGTGCATATCTTATATAAAAATAGGTGAATGGGAAATCTTAAAATCATTATTAAACAAGTCAATCACTATATGGTATTTTGCGGATGATAATCAGGATAAATCGCTTATTATTGAAGAGTTTTTACAATACGATAAAACAGGTATCTACATCTACTATAGACTAAATGAAAACAACGAATACGAGGTATTTATATTATCTAAAATTGACAAAAGAGATATTGTTAATTTTACATTACACATAATAAAAAAACAAATTAAAAATTATGGAAATAACAGCGAAAGAATTACTGGAAAAGATTGAGAATGGTGAAAAAGTTATGGTTGATTTTTGGGCGACTTGGTGTGGTCCTTGTAGAATGTTAAAACCTATCTTTGAGAAAGTTACTACCGAAAATGAAACTGATGTCCAAATGTATACTATGGATGTTGATTTAAATAGAGATTTGGCCGTTTCATTGGGTATTAGAAGTGTACCAACAATTAAAGTGTTTGATAAAGGTCAAGTTGTTGAAACTAAAGTTGGGGTTGTCCAAGAATCGGAACTTAAACAGATTGCTAAAAACTTGGTAAATGGATAAAATATTAATAGTGTTCACAATGAAAGGTTGTCCTTTCTGTGATGTATTTAAAGGTCAGCTTAAAGAACAAAATTTGGAATTCTATGAGAGGGATATTGATGAACATAAAGACGAGTATGATTTATTTGTTGAAATAACAGAAAACGATTATGTACCTGCATTTATGATTGTAGAATCCCCAAACGAGGAACCTAATTCTCTATTGTTTGCACCTGGTAGAGATTTTGAAGAGATTGAAGATGGTGTGGAAATAATTAAAGAACACTTTACAAAATAATAAAAACCCCACTTAAAAGGTGGGGTTTATTTTACATAATAACTAACTCTTCTAACTTATCTCTTATAAGCCAAGGTTTAGGGGAAAACGGATTATCCAAGTCCTCAACTAAATCATAGGTTGACAGTAAAAATTTAAAGTCGCTTAATTTAAAATCAAATACATCCAAAACTAATGACTTAACAACCTTGTCAGGATAATGTTTTGTCTCAGAAAATAATTCAATATCAAAATCTTCTTCTTCATTTAGTTTAGTTGAAATCTTAAAGTCTATTTTATTTGATTTTATTACATTAAATAGATGATTACAGATGTATTCGGAGTAGTAGTAATGTAATCTACCCATATTTAAACTATGACCGTATGGGAACTCAGATGTTACTGATAGAGGTGAGTAATTAAAATTAACTAAAGAAGGGGTTTTTGCTTCTGAATAGTCAACCTCAACTTGTAACCCATAGTTATCAGACGCTGACCATACATTAAGGTCGTTTGATTTTATAAACTCAATTAATCTTTTGGAGAATGACGGTCTTTCAGTATTGTAAAAAGTGAATGAATAGTCAGTCTTACTTTCAAGTTCTACATCATACATAATTAAGTCAATTACATTAATGTTTTCATAACCGAATTTTGAAAGTAACTCTTTGTTTTGTTCGGTGAACTCCTCTTGGATTTTTGACATTTCTAAAATATCTTTACGATTTGTCATCCCATTAATAACAAAAAACTTTCCACAGTCAGTTACTTCAATAACCGAATCGTAATCAAGGGTTAATTTTTTTAAAATGTAATCGGCCATTTTATTAACAAGACCTCTGTTTGAATTTGGATTGATATATCTCATAATGTTAAATTTATACCAATTAATAACTAAAATTATTAATACCTTAAATAGTAAAATGAAAAAGGAGGACATACAATATCCTCCTATCCTTTCTAGAAAACCAAGAATTACTTCTTCTTAGTGTAGTATTTCTCTACAACCTTCTTAATTGACTCCTGAATAGAAGTGTTATTAGTTGGTTGTGCTTGAGGTGCCGCACTTTGTTGATTTGTTTGTGCTTGGTTACCTTTGTTCTTGCATCCACAACTCATTGTTAATTTTTTTTAAACGTTTATTGTTTGTATACATTTATAAATATCTAAATGAGATGTAATATGTAAATAAAACCTTGTTTTAATTTATTTTAAAATATTTATGGATATGAAACCAAATATTAACCACAACAAATTGCGTAAGTTTATTAATTTATTAGTTGAGCAGGATGGCTCTGATGATGTATATCGTATATCACCTGAAGAATACTTAGAACTATTAAAACTTTCTGACAATAGTCCTGGTGTTACTAGAATTAAAAAGTTCGGAGGTAAACCACTTTATATCACAGGTGACTTAGATGTTAGAGGATTACCAATAAAAACACTAGGTAATGTTGCTTATGTGGATGGTAGATTGGATATAAGTAACACAAAGATTTCTGAACTACCTGATGGTATTGCCAAAGGATACATTTGGGATAGTGGAACGCCAAGAGAATCCAAACGACTTATTAAACAAGACCAAAAATGGTTGGAAGAAAACCAAGAAAGGAAAGAAAGTGGTGAATGGGAAATAGGTGAAAGTGATGAAGCAAATAAAGTTAACGCTCTATTTAAATGGTTAGTTGGTTCTGGAGAAATTGAAACATTAGATGATAATGAAAGGGAAGAATTGGTTGAGTTAAAAAAGAAATACGAAAGAATTGAGAAGGAATATAATGAGACCGAGGATGATGAAGAAGAGAGTGAATTATACGATAAATTAAACGAATTGGAGGGAGACATTGAGGGACTTGAAGAAAGAAATAATGATTTATATAATACAATTGTTCCTTATGGGAAACATTATGGTTTAGATGACTTCAATATAATACCATTAAGAACTAGAAGTAATTATGTTGAATATACCGTGGCAACAGAAGATGAAATGGATGAAGCTCTTGAAGAATATTATAAGGGTCGTTTAGAAGATGATGGTGTGGGTTCGTTTAATAAATGGGTTATTGAAGATTGTCTTGATGAGGATTATATTGTTGAAATGGCTGAGGAAGATTATAATCGTGATGTATGGGATAATCCCGAATCTTATTTTGATGGTGATGATTATGAATTAAGTGATGAGCAAGAAAAGAGAATTAATGAACTTAATGATTACATCAAAAGTTTGGAAGAATATATTGAAAGAATGGAAAACAGACAATCTGAGTTAGATTCTGAAATTGAGGAACCCGATGAATACTCTAAAGCCTATGATGAGGTTCAAGGTATGATTGATGACGCTGAGGAAAAGAAATCTAACGCTGAAGATGAGATTGAAAGTATTAATGACTCGGCTAAAGAAGTTACCCAAGATATGGTTGATAATAAAGTTGACGAATTAGTTAACAGAGTTAGACGAGACCCATTAGATTATCTTAAAGAATTAGGATATAGTGATAAAGATATAATAAGATTTGTTGATAATGATTGTATACTTAAAACACTTATAAAAGACGGTGACTATGGTGATATTAATGGATATGATGGTCAATATGACACCTATCGTATTGATGGTCAAGAATATTATATTATGAGAATTAGTTAATCTACCAATTTATGATAATTTTACTTATACTTATGTTATGTCAACAAAAAAACCAAAAAAGAAATTTGATTTTATCATGGATACCGACTGGTTATTCCATGGAGTGTTAGATGCGGAGCAGAAACAATACGTCCTTTTAAATTATTTCCAAAAGTTAAATAAGTATTTTGAAGAGATGAAGATTTACCCAATGTTTATTGAGTTGTCTTTGCATTTAGGTAATATTCAGACATTAATAAATTCCAATAAAATCCTTTATACTGAAAAGAAATTCTCAACTAATGATGATGAATTGTTATTATCGGACTTAAAAGTTAAAGACATACCAGTGTTAGCCACTGAAGAAGTTGATGAATATAAAAAGATTTTAAAAAATTCACAGCCACAACTTTACGACTACTTCAATTTTGCGAAGTCATTATGGACTGTGGTTTATGATTCAATTGATATTAAAGTCAAGAAAAATAGGAATAGTATAAAATCTAAATCAGGGTTTTTTTATTATAAAAATAATGAAGGGGTTTTATATGTGTGGCAATATACAACAAAAAAAGTTTATAAAACTGAAAATCAAACTAAAACTCATTTAAAACAAATCTATAAAAGTGAAGAAAACGACTTGACAGTTGATAAAATTATTTCTATGTTTTCTAAAACATATGAAAAAAATGATGAGAAGACGTATCCAATAATTGAAGTTAGTTGTAGTAGTATTTTTCCTTTAAAAGAAACTTTACTACCTATCTTTAAAAGGAAGATATTATCTCACATTAATCAATATAAAGTTGCAAAAGTAGAAACTAAAACTTTGTCCTAATGGGTTTTAATAAGAGAATTTTAAGTAAAGAAAACATCATAAGTAACATTGACAATCTTACCAATTATTTGGGTAATCCTGATGCGGTATTTATGACGGATGATTTTTCAAAGGAAGTATATCATATGTTTACCGAAGGTAAATCTGAAGAAGAAATAATAAACTACATTAATAATAATCATGAAAGTTAAATTAGAATATGTGTGGCTTGATGGGTACACACCAGAACCAAATCTAAGAAGTAAAGTTAAAATTGTTAGTCATGACGATATAAGTGAGGCGTTTTTAACAGGTAAATTTCCTGAATGGAATTTTGATGGTTCATCAACTAATCAAGCTGAAACAGGTGATTCTGATTGTATTTTAAAACCTGTAAGACATTATACGACTGATAGGTTATCTACGGTATATGTTTTGTGTGAAGTAATGAATTCTGACGGAACTCCACATCAATCTAATACAAGAGCTAAAATAACAGAAGATGATAATGGAATGTGGTTTGGGTTTGAACAAGAATATTTTATTCGTGAAGGTAAAAACATGCCAGTGTTGGGTCATAGTGGAAGACATAGTAATCAACAAGGTGAGTTTTATTGTGGTGTTGGTGCAAATGTTGTTGGTAGAGAATTTGTGGAGAAACATACCAACATGTGTTTAAATTATGGTATTAATATTACGGGAACAAATGCTGAGGTTGCATTAGGACAGTGGGAATATCAAGTCTTTTCAAAAGGTAAGATGAAAGGTGGTGATGACCTTTGGATGACAAGATATTTCTTACATAAAATTTCTGAAGAATATGGATATGAGATTGAACTACACCCAAAACCTATCCAACACGGAGAATGGAATGGGTCGGGATTACATACCAATTTCTCAACAGAATATATGAGAGAAGTTGGGGGTGAAGAATATTTTCAATCTTTATTTTCAAGTTTTGAGGCAAGACACTATGAACACATCAAAAATTATGGGTCGTCTAATGAACTTAGATTAACTGGTAAGTTTGAAACACAATCAATTGATAAGTTTAGTTGGGGTGTATCAGACAGAGGAGCATCAATTAGAATTCCACAATCAACCGCAAAAGAATGGAAAGGTTATATTGAAGATAGACGACCAGCTTCAAATGCTGACCCATACAAAATTATTCATCAGATAGATTTATCCATTAATAATGCTGAAACTATATTTGATATGAAGCATAAAATGAATTATGTCGTAAAAGATTATGAGGTCTTAAAACAACATTTAAATGGGGTATTGAGTAATGATGAGTTATTGAAAGAATATAGAGATGATGAGGAGTATGAAATTGACTCTGAAACTATGGATGGGTCCAATATAGACACAGAAAAAATTAATTTTAACGCTACGTTTGGAAAAGAAGGTCCCACAAAAATACCAAAAGAGATTTTAGAAAAAATGATGAACGCGGACAGAATTAAAGATATGGTTACCAAAAATAAAATTGTTGAAGATAGAATATCCAAAAAAGAAGAATACGAGGACAAATTAAACCAAATGATTAAAAATTATAAGGAAAATAAATAAAATGAGATTTTTTTTAATTGTTTTTTGTTTCATTAACACCTTGATTGGGTTTTCTCAAATTAATAATAATATTGATGGGGTTAATGAATTCATCGGAAAACAAAAAAACATAAAATTGTTTGACGGACCATATCAAATAGATTCAGTCAATTATTTCCTTATCGGTACAATATCTAAAGATACTTTTTATTTTTTCTACAAATATAAAAACGGTGCGTTCAGATTAAATGACACATATGAATATCAAGGTGTTGATGATTTAAATAAAAAGTTATCATTTTACCATATCAATAATGAAGTTGAGGTAAATAATACCATTTTTGAGAAAGTTGATGAATGGGCTTATAGAGACCAACTAATATTAATTGAACATAAAGAAAATCCTGATAAATTTGTTAAAGAAAAAGTAATTAAAGTACCTTACGCAAAAAGGGTTGGTGGTAAATGGATATATTTAAATTCACCAAGAATAATATGGTTAGATAAAAACGGAAAAGAAATAAAACGAGCATAAAATGGAACAAAAAGAACAAGTTAACCACCCAGAACATTACGGAGGAAAAAATAATGAATATGAGGCCATCAAGGTGATAGATGCTTGGGACTTAGGTTTTAGTTTGGGTAATACTGTAAAGTATATCTCAAGGGCTGGTAAGAAAGAGTCTGATAAAGAATTACAGGACCTTAAGAAAGCTTTATGGTATTTACAACACCACATTGAACAATTGGAGAAGAAATCAAATTAAATATATTCGGCTCTTAATTGAGGTAAAATTGTGTTAATAATGTTATCATAAACACCTGGTAGATAAACATCCTCGTACCACTGAAGTAAATCTTCAATATCTCTAAATTTACTTGGTATCTCTCTACTAAGATAAAAGTCGGGTTGTTCTTCATTAGCCGCATGTAATCCATTAATATTTAATACATAGTATTCAACATTATATGGTAATATTGCCCTACCATCCCAATATGGTGTTGCGAGTATCATAATACCTTCAGTAAATTGTCTTCCATTATATTCAGTTCTAATTGATGTTAAAGGGGTCCAACTAACGGTGCCCTCATAACTATCTGCGGATATAATAAATTCTTTATAACTGGTGGGAATCTCTTGATGACTTATAAGGTCAAGTAACACCTCGTATGATTCCGTAGGGTATAATGGGTATTTTGTGATAGTTAATATTTCGGTAATACTTAGACCAACCATTTTAGCGGCGTCCCAAATACCAACTTTCTCAACCAACCTGAGCAAAGATTCTTTATTCATATTGATAAATATGTATAATATATATAACTGATATGGAAAATTACATCAATCGTTATATTTATGATTAAAGATAAATAAAACAATATCTCAATTATAGATGGCTAACGAAAAATTAACTCAATTACCTTCATTATCCGCCGCGTCAGGTAATACCTTATTTTATGTGGTTGATGTCAGTGACCCAACGGATGACCCAACGGGTAGTTCCAAACAGATAACAAGAGATAATATATTAAAAAATATAACAGGATTAACCATTGATGGGGATGTCCAAATTACGGGTAATACCTATGTGACAGGTAAAACTGAAACTAACGGTATAACATCAACAGGTGGTGTTACATTCAAACAGGTTACGATTAATAGTACATATTCTGCAACTACTCAGGATTATATGATTGACGTTACGGGTGGAACATTTACTGTTTATTTACCATCGGCAGTCGGAATACAAGGTAGGTTATTAGTTGTTAAAAACAATGGTGGTGGTGCGGTAACGGTACAACCAATTTCAGGTCAAGATATTGATGGTAAATCATTTGTGATTTTAGGTGAAACTAATACAATACAATTGGCAAGTAATGGGTCTAATTGGGTTGCGATTTCGTATAATATATCAACAGTTAACTCATCAACAGGTGTGTTCGAATTTACAGGTTTAACTATCGCGTCACCAACAACATTTACAGTTGCCCCTGTTAAGGGTTGGATTGTTGATGATACGACAAATCCATTAAGTCCCCAACTATATTATATTTATTATAGTGGTGGAACTCATACCGCAACATATGTAACTACCGCAACTGAAACTTGGGTTTACTTAACAAGTGGTGGGACTATTAGTCAATCAAATATAGAGTTAACTGAAGAACAGAGAAGACAAAATATATTTTTAGGTAAATTAGGTCATGCTAATAAAACAAATATTATTAACGCTTTTAGTCAACCTGATTTTGTGTTATCACCATTATCCCAACTTAGGGATATGTTTACACCTATAAATCTTATAAATGGGGGGATATACGCATCACCTAATGGTGTTAATTTAAGTTTTAATACAAGTGCTGGTTATCTATATGGTTTAGGTATTAATTTCGCAAATGACACATTAAGTCCTAACTCTATTTATGTATCAGGAACTAATCCTTGTACTTTCCAATATAGAACACAAACAGGTGGTACTGCATCAAATACTACATTTATTGACCCAACAAATTATGATGTTGGTGGTGCTGTTACACCAATTTCGGGTACAAAGGCAACCAACCAAAGAATTTATTTGGTTCAGAACGGTATATTTAGGGTTCAATATGGTCAAACAGAATATCAACAGTTAACTGCAGCAATTGAAGGTATTGCAACAGAACAATTTAACACATTTAGTAATTTTACAAATAATGGAATTTTAATAGGTATATTATCTGTTTTAAGCACTGCGACTGATTTAAGTGATACGTCTAAAGCCCGATTCTTTTTCGCCTCAAAATTTGGTGAGACAGTTGGGTCCGCTGGTGGTGTGTCAACAACCAATTTACAACAAGCTTATAATAATTCAGTAACACCTGAGATAACAACTAACTCAACGTTAGGACCTGTATCAATCAAGAATGGTTCGGGAACTGCCGATAACGTTACAAGTTTATTTGAGACGTTAAATTCAGGTGGAACTGTAACAATGTTTGTTAGGGCTGATGGTTCTATCAGTGCAAATACTATTACTGCAACCACGGTATCAGCAACAACGTACCAAAATTTACCTATTGACCCTGACACATATGTTACAGGTTTTACTTACAATGATAATGAATTTGTGATAAAACAGAATAATGGCCAACCTGATTTAACTGTGGTAATTAATTCTGTTACAGGTTGGACTGTTAATGGTGATTTGAATGTTACAGGTAACACAACTTTAGATGGATTAACCGCAACCACGGTATCAGCAACAACGTACCAAAATTTACCTATTGACCCCGATACTTATGTAACCGCATTTACTTATAATGACAATGTTTTCACAATTAGTCAAAATAATGGTCAACCTGATTTAACCGCACTTATTAATACAGTGACAGGATGGACTGTTAATGGTGAATTAACCGTAACGGGAAATACAAGTTTACAAGCATTTACTGGAACATCAGGAACCATTAATGGTGATTTAACGGTTACAGGAAACACAACAGTTAGAGGAAATTTAGTCGTTAGTGGTAATACTGGTGTCAATTGGTTTAGCTCCAACACATCCTCAGACTTAGTTAGGATTACACAAACAGGTTCAGGTAATGCCTTTGTTGTTGAAGATTTGACAAATCCAGATTCTACGCCATTTGTAATTGACAGTTCAGGTAATGTTGCGATTGGTAAAACAAGTGTAACTAGTGGAACTTTGGTGGATTTAGAAGTTGCTGGAAAAACAATAGGAATAAATATCGGTAATTCAAATACCAGTTTTATGGCGGGAACAGGTATTTTTTCTTATGGTAATGGAATTGGAATTAATGGTGTAGGTAGAGATGATTTTGGAACTGTTGTTGGTATTAAAGGTGAATCCGTATTTGATATTTCCGCTGACCCATCAGCCACATATTATGGTGGTGAATTTATATCATCAGGTCAAGGAGGTAGAGATTATGCTGTTAGATTGTCAGATGGGACAGAGGGTGTTGGTAAGTTTTTATATTCTGTTGATGCTAATGGTTCGGCGAATTGGACAAGTCAATTAAGCGGGACATCGGCAACAATAAATGGTCCTTTAACCGTAACAGGAAATACTACATTACGAGCAACAACTGCTAGCACATTAAATGTTACGGGTAATACAATCGTTGATGGTACGATAAGTGGTGGAACTATGGTAATCACGACAACACCAACAAATGAAAATACTAACACTCAAATTTTATCTAGAAACCCAACAACAGGAGCCATTGAATATGTTGATGCTTCAAGCACACCAATAGGTACTTATAATTATGGGATATCATATACTATGTTCACAGGTAATTATATGGTATAAATAATAAATAAAAATTAAAAATTAAATATGGGAACATCATTAAATACACAACCAATTTTTACCGCATCAGCGGATACCCAATGGTCGGTTTCTGCGGTTACGGCAAATACAACTAAAGATTTAACATCAGGGACGATATCATTAGTTTTTACCGCAGGGTCTAATGGGGGGTATGTTCAAAGACTGAGATTTAGGGCTTTAGGTACAAATGTAGCAACAGTTGCAAGAGTTTTTATAAATAATGGCGCAACAACCGCAACTGCATCAAATAATGCATTGTGGGATGAAATTTCATTAGCCGCAACAACATTGTCTGAAACATCTGCACTCTCAACATACGAAATACCGTTGAACTTTGCATTACCTGCGGGATATAGACTGTATGTAACACTTGGAACTGCGGTGGCAGCTGGTTACACGATAACTTGTATTGGTGGTAAATATTAAAAAATATGGAGTATTATTTATGTGAATTTGAATATGGTTATGAGGGTCAATTCTATCAAGTTGTTGACAATGGTAACGTTATAGATTATGTTGATTTAAATAATAATCAATTAATACTTGAAGGTTCTTATGGGTATAATATAATTAATACCGAGACTGTAATTCCTTCTTGGGTTTAAAATTAAATAAAAATGATTGATACGTTTCATTTATCAAATAGTGATTTAAATAATCAAGTCTTCTACACCAATGGAGGAAGTAATTCTTGGCAAATTTGGCAGAAACCAAGTAATGCTAAAATGGTTAGTTTTTTAGTTATTGGTGGTGGTGGAGGAGGTGGTTCAGGCCAATCAGGAACTGGTTCTACAACACGTAGAAGTGGTGGTGGTGGTGGTTCATCTTCAGTTACTTTAGGTATGTTTTCGGCATCACAGATACCTGATACTTTATTTATTCAGGTTGGTCCTGGAGGTATTCCAGGTTCAGGAACTACAGGGAGTAATGGTGGTTCTGGCGGTCTTTCATATGTGTCAGTACAACCAAATACTACCGCAATAAATATATTATTACAAAGTGGGGCGGCCGCTGCTGGTGGTGGAAACTCAGGAACAAATGCGGGAACTGCTGGCTCAGCGGGAACATCTTGGGCTGGAAGTGTTTTGAGTGATTTAGGTTTAGTCACATCAATTGGTGGCCAATCAGGAGGTGCAGGAACAACGACTACGGCCCCAACAAATATTTCTATAGCGGGTATAACTACGGGTGGGGCTGCTGGTGGAGGAACAAACTTAGGTTCAGTCTTTAACGGTGCAGATATTAATGGCTCAGGATTTTGTCCAACAATCTCAGGTGGCACAGGAAACGTCAATTTAAATGGAACTGATGGGTCAGGTGGTTTTATATCGTTAAATCCATCAATAAACGGAATAACATCATTACCATTATTTTTTACAGGAGGTGCAGGCGGTGGTGCATCAAACAATAACACAGGAGGGTCAGGTGGTGCTGGTGGATACGGCTCAGGTGGCGGAGGTGGTGGTGTTGGTGTAACCAATAACTCAGGCCCTGGAGGTCGTGGTGGTGATGGTATTGTGATAGTAACTTGTTATTAATTATATGGATATATTAAATTTACCAAATAAATCACTTTACCACAAAGTGTTTTACGCAACTACAAGTACTAATTGGCAAACTTGGACAAAACCATCTAACATTAATTTTGTTTATATGTATGTTATTGGTGCTGGCGGTGCTGGTGGTGGAGGTAGAACAGGTGGTAACAACTCAGGAGGAGGAGGTGGTGGTGGTGCATCATCATCTATTACCGTGGCTTTATACCCCGCATTTTTATTACCCGATACATTATATATTAGTGTTGGGATAGGTTCTAATGGGGCCGCAGCGGGTACTGGGGCGGCATCGGGTGTATTATCTTATGTATCAATCAGGTCTAGTACATCACCAATATTTATTGTTGCTCAAAGTGGAGACGCCGCTGCGGGTGGTGGTGGTGGAGGTACCAACTCAGTTTCAGGTTCAGGAGTTGGTGGAACTGCTGGAACTAGATGGACATACACTAATTACCCTTTGGCGAATATGGGTATGATTACCTCTGTAAATGGACAAGGAGGTGGTGCTGGTGGTGCTAATACACCAACAGATGGAACGAGCATTACACCATCATTACCTGTTACAGGTGGTGCTGGTGGAGGTGGTGTTAGTATATCAGGTGCCAACACAAGAGCAGGTGGTGACATTATAGGTAGTGGTTTTTTACCTAGTATTTTAGGTGGTAATGCTGATGGGTCAACAGCTGCACTTATTGGAGGTAAGAGTGGGTTTAATGGGATTAACCCAACAACAGAATCTTACTTAAACTTACCTATGGTATATACGGGTGGTTCAGGTGGTGGTTCTAAAGGTGTTAGTGCAGCGGTCGGAGGTATTGGTGGACGAGGTTCTTATGGTTCAGGTGGTGGTGGAGGTGGTGCTTCATATGCATCAACAGGAGGAAGTGGTGGACGAGGTGGTGACGGTCTTGTTCTGATTTCTTGTTGGTAAAATCTATTTGATTTATTGGTTTATAATTATTATTCTTTAAAAAAAAGAGTAATGAAATTAAAAGAACTTAAAGAATGGTTAAATTCTCTACCCGAAGAATTTGATGATTATTCTTGCGTCAATGGGGAAGAGGGTATTATTAACGAAGAATATAGATATAGGGTTGATAAAGCGATAGTTGCTGGCTTTGTTGATGAGGAAAACAAAGAAGTAGTATTGTGTCATCAAGAAGAAATCAATTTAAATTAAAATGAAATATTATAAAATTATAATTGGAGGCAGAGGGTCCGAAATATACCCCTTCAAAATCAACGAAGAACAGTTTGATACTTTCTATAACGAAGATGTTGAAGGTGATAATATGGAATATGACGATATATGTCAAATACTTGAAGTTGAATCTTTTTTTGATAGTCCTGAAGAAACAATTATGGGTGTTTATCCTGACGCATTATATTTTAGAGTGGAGAATGAAGATGGTGAAATAATCTATGAAACAGAAAAGGTTGACTATGATAACATAGAATTCCAAGACAAATATTGTGATGAAGGTTTGTATTTGTTTATTGAGGATTATTGTAAGGGTGAACATGTAATTTATGATATACCATTAGAGGGCGAATTTAATCCTGAACTACTTAAATTATCTCTAACAAACATTGGCGATATGATTGAATTAGTCACGGGAATTACTTATAATGGTGATGACCATAACATTTATAAAGGTTATGGTGATACATCAAGTAAAGGTTATCATTACCATTTAAAATAAAGTTAATATGATAGAAAATTATTTAGGAAAAATCACCAATGGTGATTGTGTTAAAGTGATGTCGGAAATGCCGATTGATTCGGTTGATTTAATTGTTACATCACCACCTTATGGAGTCGGGATTGCCTATGACGTACACGACGATGATGTATATTTTGATGAGTATCTTAAATTTACCAAAGAGTGGTTGACTGAAGCTTACCAAATATTAAAAGATGATGGTAGGATTGCGTTAAACATTCCTTATGAAATTAATAGACAAGACAAAGGAGGTAGAATATTTTTTGTATCCGAAGTATACCAAGTAATGAAACGAATTGGTTTTAAGTTCTTTGGTATTGTTGACCTTGAAGAAGATTCACCTCATCGTAGTAAAACAACTGCTTGGGGTTCATGGATGAGTCCGAGTTCGCCGTACATATATAACCCGAAGGAATGTGTGATTTTAGCGTACAAAAACAAACACATTAAGAAAGTTAAGGGTGAACCACAATGGAAGGGTGAAACCGTAGAGATTGAACAAGAAGACGGAACATTCAAAAAGAAAGTGGTATACGATGAAATGGATAAGAAAGAGTTTATGGAATTGGTGTTCGGTCAGTGGAAGTATTTTGCGGACACTAAATCATTAACTAAAGCAACATTCTCAATGGATATCCCAACGAAAGCCATAAAAATATTATCATATAAGAATGATGTAATATTAGACCCATTCGCGGGTTCAGGAACAAGTTTGGTTGCTGCTGAGATATTAGATAGAAGATGGATAGGTATTGAATTATCACCTAACTATCAACAAATTGCAACAGAACGAGTCCAAGCATTTGTTGAACAAAAAAGACAACAACAATTAGAATTTGAGAATCCCCAATAAAAGTTGGGGTTTTTTGTTTATTCTAATATTTATAGAATAAATAAAATGTCAATGAATGGTATAGTATTAACAGAGTCAGAACTTAAATCAAAGATGACTCAAATATATAAGGAAGAGTTTTTCAACATCTTAGAAGAAAAGTGGTCAAAACTTAGTATTGATGATAAAACTTTTGTTGTTGAATTCCTAAAAGCAACTTACCCTGAAAAAGCTAAATTAATTAATGAATCTAAATGGTATAATACTATTGGGGATATTGTTGGTATATTTGACCCAACAGGTGTTGTAGATTTAATTAACGGTATTAGTTATTGGAGACAAGGTGATAAATTATTCGCTTTATTGTCATTTATATCTGTTTTACCTTATTTAGGTGATGTTTTAGCCAAACCTGTTGTAGGGGCGATTAAGATAGGTGGTGATAGTATGAAAGCGTTTAAAGCGGCAACTGTTGCTGGTGATGCGGTTAAGATGGCGTCTACCGCTGAAAAAATTGGTGGACCTGTTGCTAAGTTAGTAGAAACAGCTCCAAAATGGGCAACCAAGTTAATTGAAATATTAAGAGCGTCAGTGGGTAAAGTTCCTTATTTAGGTCCAAGATTAGTTAATTTGATTGAGGAGTTTATTAGATTATTCACAAAAGGTAGTAGATATATGAAGGCTGAGGGTGAAATACTTAAGTCAGGATTAAAAGGTGAAAAAGCATTATCTGCTGCTGAGAAAGAAGAGTTCGCCAAATTAATGGGACAACAAACAGGGTTCAGAGGTTTTAGAGATTACGGTCAAGGAAAAAATTATTTAAAATATATTACATCAGATGCCTCTTTATGGCAAAAATTTACGGCAGGTGCCCCTAGATTGTTTGGCAATGCTGCAACAAGGTCATTAATGAGACGAACTAAATGGTATTTAGGTTTACTTGATAGTTTGGGTATTGGAAACTTTGTAGGACCTAATGAATTAATAAAACAAGTACCAAATCTTGATGATGAAATTGAGGATTACAATAAAACCGCTAAAGCTAAAAAATACTGGAATGAAGATTTTGGAGGTGATAGTGAAGTTGAAGACTCATCAATGAAAACTGACGATTCATTAAAAGATAATAAATTTAAATTAGACCCAATAGGTAGTCTATTGTCATCAATTTTTGCTAAGTAATATGAAAAAAAAGGTAAGATTAACAGAATCAGAATTAAAAACTGTCATCAAAAAAATTATTACTGAATCAGGTATTAGAGATATTACTAAATTTTTAGGTTCTGACAGTGATGATGAAATGGGTAATATTCATGAAAGATACAAGAAAGCAAAAATTTATTTTCATCAAGATTTGGATGGGGTAACAACGGCAATTGCAATGAAAAAGTATCTTGAGAATCAAGGTTTTGAAGTTGTTGATTGTGAAGTTATACAATATGGTGAAAAAGAATGGGCGATAAAGAAACCTGACGCTAAAGGTGAGGTTATGCCTGTGTTAGTGGACTTTGCTCACGGAAAACCAATGTTTAAAATACATACAGACCACCACGATAGCCAAGCGGGTGTTGAAAAAGGTACATCAACAAGTTTCAAACATTCAAGGTCAAATGTTGAGACGATATCACAAACGGTCTCTCCAAAAGAATTATTTTCAGATGTTGATTTATTTATAATCTCAACAGTAGACTCGGCTAATTACGCTATGAATAATATTACTCCCAAGATGGTTATGAATTTCATATTTAGTTTTGATGAAAATAAAACTAGTAGAGAGAATATGGTTATGTTGGGACTTGTTACCAACAAACTATTATTGGCTTATAAGAATTATCCTAAATTTATGGAGGATTTGGTTATGCGTTCTGAACCATCTATTAAAGGTATCTATAATCTTATTAAACAATTTGCAATAGAAAGGAATTATGCAGATATTGATACAATGATAAAAAACCAAGAAAAATATATTAAAGATAGAAAAGAAGGTACTGCGACTAATGCTGGTGTTCAGGTTATCGGTAATATTTTAACACAATTTGATTTAGGTCATATGAAGAAAGGTTCATATGATAGATATATCCCATTTGAATTATATCCTGATGCTGACTTTTTAGTTACTGGTATGGCATCAGTCGGTATGGTCCAAGCATCTTGTAATCCATTTAAAAAAGAACGAGCTCTTAAAGGGATTGATTTAGGTAAAATCAAAGATGAAGTATTAGAATTTTTTAAACCTGAGTTAGAACAACAAATATTACCATATTCGCTTATTAAAAAGATATCTGAAAGAAGTGCAACTGAAGATTCTGTTGGTTTCACTAAAAGAGATATGGAAGCAATATATGGTGAAATGCCGTCTTATAACGGAAACTCAATTAATGGGTATGATTTTTTAGATGCTAATTCAGGTGGTCATAAATGTATAACAAATATTTCGGGTATTAATTTCATATATAGTAATTATGCTAAACCATATACTAAAGATTTACCTGAAGAATTATTACCAATTGCTAATTACAAAGGTGATAATGATTTTGTTAAAGACATAAAAGGTAAACTTCTAAAATATAGAAAATTGTCACCTAAACAAGTTGAAGCGGCCATGAGACAAATTAATAAAGAAAATGAAGGTTCTGAAGATGTGAAGGAAAGAACAACTAGAGATTTGATTATGGATATGAGAAATAAGTTTATTGAGATATTACAAAGAAAAATTGACGAAGAGGGTGGTTTAGATGTGGACTAAATCACCCACTTTAATTCCATTCTTTTTACAAGTACCACCTTTAACTTCCAATATAAAATCTCCTTCACCACAGTAGTTAGTACAATCATCTGACTTACACGGAGGACAATCATGATGAATCTCGGTAATCCTACCATCTTCAATGTAAATAATGTCTAATGGGATTATACAATTCTTCATCCAAAAACAATGTTCACCTTCGTCCATAATGAATAACATTCCGTTGAATTCTGTATTGAACTTTTTGTTCATCATACCATTGATGGTATCTTTTTTAGAAACTACAGTTTTTACTTTGAATTTCTTTTTGTTTATACTTATAATCATATACTGATAAATATATGAATACTGATAAAATGAAAGTTGTTTCTGGTACGATTATCCAATACGGTGATAAGGTATTAATGTGTAAAAGAGCTGAAAAACAAGCGTATGGTGGTGAGTGGTCTATTCCTTTAGGTAAGGTTAATACTAATGAAAGTCCGATTAACGGAGCAAAACGGGAGTTTTTTGAAGAAACTAATATCAAGTTAACTGGTGATATTAAATTAATTGATATTATTACAAGAGATAACGGAACCATAATATATGTTTATTATAAAAATAGTGGTAAAGAATTAATACCTGACCTTGAGAATGCTAAGGATGGTAAAGAACACACTCAGTGTGGTTACTATGGTAAAGATGATTTACCTTTCGGTGAAAAATATGATGAAATTTATGAAATTATTAAAAGAGTATTAGGAAAATAATAATACTTTACATATATTTGTATTCATCAAACAATCACCACCACAATGACAACAGAAACAAAACAATCCTTAAAAGAGAAAGTATTAGCCCAAAGAAATTCTGTTATTAAACAGATGAAACAACATATTGCCGATATAGGTAAGATTGAATCTGAGTACGAAAAATACTTCGCAGAAATCAAAAAACACTCTCCTGACTTCGCATTAACCAAAACCGCAAAACGATATGCTAAAGATGTATATTTTCGTCAAGGGGTAAACAATGAGGCGGTCCTTGTTGATACTATTGAAATGTCATATAATGAGTGTCGTATTAGTTATGTTGGTAAATTACCTGAAAAATATATTAATACTATTGATATTGTAGTAGAAGAGCATAAAACTTCAGGTAGACGCTCTTGGAATATAACCAATCACGGATTCAAATTAAGATTGAGAATGGATTGGGGTAAAGAAGTGTATTACAAATCAGTAAAGACCTTTGTCAATAAAATCACTGATTTCGTTAATCTAAAGTGGGCGGCCTATGACCACCAAATTCTCTTAGAGAAAAAGAGAGAGATGGCTCTTAATTACGCAAGAGTTCAGTTTAACACTAATAGTATCAGTATGATGGATGCGACAACTATCAGAGTTGTCTACGATAATGGAGCTGAGGTTAGAGTTCAATACAATGTTAATATTGAGACTGGTGAGGTTAAACTTATCTTGGGTGCGGTAAGACCACCAAAAAATAATAGTAATGAGGTAATGATTAATTTCGCTAACTCACTTGGTAGTTTATAATTTAAATTGTATATTTGTAAAAAATAAGGATATGAACATGACAAAACACAACATCAGAATCGTTCACGAGAAGTTTGGTAATTTGGTAGATGAGTCCTTTGTTGACTCAACACAATTCAAATTGTTCCTTAAAATGGTTCATGGTTGTATTGAACTAAAGAACGACCTATCGTTCTTCAACGGGACTGACTTCTTGATTCATATCCCATCTAAACACTTGGTTGATTGTATCATCATCACATCAATGGATGAGGTGAGTGTTGTAGACCAAGTTAGAAGTAAAGTTGAAGCATTGGTTACAAGATAATATGTCGTTTCTCTGTATCGTATAACGGAGTGGTGGAAAATGCCGATTTCGGCCCCAAAGGGAGATGTAATGTCTCCCTTTTTTTATTATATTATTTTTGAACCTTTACTTAAATTATCTTTCGCCCATAAAGGTTGTAAATTATCTAACGAATTAACCACTGACATTTTTTCATTTTTATCAAAACTTGATACTGGTTTAATATGGTCAATATGCCATTCACCCCTATTACTCCAAGACATACCCTCAAGGAATTTAGATTCAATATGTTCTTTTAAATCCTGAGCCGAATACCCTAACATCTCAATTGTTTTACTTTCTTTTTTTGTATTAAATCTTTTTAGTGAATTGTTTAATAAAGTCCTCCAAGAGATGATATGTGCATTTTTTTCTTTATTTTTTTCTTTATTTTTTTGTTTTGATTTTCGTTGCAATAGTTTTAATTTTTCTTGATTATTTTCCCTGTATAATAATTGTCTTTCTTTTATTTTATCTAAATTTTCATAATAGTATTTTCTAAATCGTTCTTTTTCTTTTTCATTATTTTTATCACGATATACTTTATTATATTTTGATTTATTTTTTTTGTTTTTTTCTAATATTATATTTTTATTATTTTTATAATACGCATTACTACGATTAATTGCGCATATTTTACAATCAGACGATAAACCATCTTTTCTGTTTTTGTTTTTATGGTATTCTGAAATACTTTTTTCTATTTTACAAATATTACAAATCTTTGTTTCCATAATATTCTTTTAATAACTTCTCAATTAACCTTGATTTATTTGTTAAATCATTTTCCATTTTTTTATTTAAATATGGACTCAAAGTTATTGATATTTTAACTTTTTTTTCTTGGAGTGTTTTTTTCTTTTCCATATCAATAAATATCTGTAAAATCCGTAAAATCCTACTTTTGTTAGTGAATTTATTTAGAATTATGTAATATTTATAAAATAAAAGAAATATGAAACGAATTATAATATCTGAGAAGCAACTTGAAAGTTTGGTCGGAGCGTTAAGAAAGGTAAATGAGGAACATAAAGAAGGGTCTTATATGTCTAAGTCGCAATTGTATGTGATAGCGACATTAGCAATGACGATGTGGGAGAATATGGAAGATGGGGAACAATTAGAAGATTGGATGGAAAGTAAAATCGCTCAGTGTGAACAAAGTATTGTCTCCGTAGTTAAAACATTTATGTATGATGAATTTACGGATGAAAATGATATAGGAGGAATGAATAAGTTGGATTTCAAAGACATCGTAATAGGAAAATAACAACAAACCATTTGATAATTTGAAACCTTTAGTGTATAATTTACATTAAAGGTTTTTTAATTTTATAACATATGGAACAGCCAAAATTGATTAAGAGTGAAATGTATGATGACCACAGAGGTAGATTCGCACCATTACAATTACATTATACAAACAGAGGTGAATTAGATAAGGATTGGTTACAAAGTAATATCAGTATCTCAGATAAAAAATGGACGATTAGAGGACTTCATTTTCAAAATGGGTTATTTGCCCAATCAAAACTAATAAAAGTGATTCAAGGGTCAATTCTTGATTTTGTGGTTGATTTAAGATATGATTCGGAAAATTATTTGGAAGTTAAATTTTATGATTTAAAAGATAGTAATTCCCTTGATTTATATGTCCCAAAAGGATTTGCTCACGGATTCATTACAAGAACTGATAATACAATTGTTCAATATTTGGTTGACGCACCATATTCACCTGAAAGTGAAGGATGTTTATATTGGAAAGAGTTACCAATAATTAAACAAAGAATTGGTGAATATATACCTGACTTTGATGAGGATAATGTTATCATATCGGATAAAGATAAATCAACTTATAACATGCCAGAGTTATCACCATTGATTGAAGACTTGATTGGTGATTTAATTAAAAAATATCCAAACGATTTAGAGTTGGGTAAACAAATTAGACATCATTTTAATCCATTCTAAAACCTAATCACTAAAATAAATGAAGTCCATCGGAGTAATTTCTGATGGACTTTATATTTATATATAAATTATAATATTATGGGACTAATTGATGACGAGAACTTCAAACGAGTTTTAAAAAGAAGCCTTAAAGAGGAGGAAGAAGAAAAACAAGAAAAATCTGAAGGTTCAGGTGGTTTCAAAAAGATGATGGAAAAAATTCTTCATTCAAGAACACAAATACATATATTTCATTTGCAAACTAAATCATATGCAGAACATATTGCATTAAACGAGTTTTACGATGGAGTTATTGGGTTATTTGATGGATTAGTTGAATCTTATCAAGGTAAGTATGGTATTATAACAAATTACGAATGTGACGGATTTGAAGATTATTCAAGCGGGGAACAAGTGATTAAGTATTTAAAAGATTTAGAATCTAGTATTGAGGACCTAAGAAAATCAGTTAAAGAATCTTATTTACAGAATCAGATTGATACCGTAGAAGAATTAATTAACTCAACATTATATAAGTTAAGATTTTTAAAATGATTTCAGATATTAAAAGAATACTAAAAGAAACTCTTGAAGGAGGGACTGAAGGTAGAGTTTTATCTAATAAAGAAATTAAACTCTTCAAAACAATTAATGCGAAAAAGAAAGATTTAGGTAGTAAGGCTAAATTAATTGAGTTTATCCAAATGATGTTAAACTTAATGGGTAAGAATACTTCTGAAGCCAGATTTTACTATGAAGTGTACACTCAAAACTACAGACCTGAAGGTGATTATGAGAATTTAACTCAAGACAATTTTAAGGACCTTAGAGGGTTCAAACAAAGAAAGACTCCTAACAATACCGCTTGGGAATTTACAACAGCTAGAATACCTTTTAAAGGGAGTAATTTAGAGGGTGAGTGGGATGATGATAGTAAAGGTGTGTGGTATTATGTTGTTAAATCATATGGTTGGTATCCAGTATACATTTATAAAAACGGACAATGGTATGGTGTAAGTAATACTTATTCATCATCAACATCAAAACAAATGTCAAATGCAAGACCAAGAATTTGGAATGATAATTTAAAAAGTGAGATTGTTTATTTATCACCTGAAGAAATGAAGGGTGTTATGTATACAGGTAAAAATTTAGAGGATATTGAAAGTGAAAGATATCAAGGTTTTGTAGGGGCTAAAGATGGACATGGTATGGACATTAATAGAACCAAAACTTTTGGATGGGGTAATGATAAGATTAAAGCGTCGTTTAAAATTGATAAAGTTGATATAGAAGGCGATGATGTAATTTTTAATATTCAAATTAAAAAGGCGGGTAATGTGGAAGGGACAAATAGAATGGTTCAGTTTACTGATGGATACCCTGAAGATTTTAAAAAGAAACTTGATGAATATCTAACCCAATATATTAATCAACTTTTTGGTCAGGAACTAAGAAGAAAGAACATTGTTGTTAGTGTTAAATATTAATGAGAACATTTGAGTGGTGTGGTTATGAATGGATAACCCAAGAAAGATGGGGTCAAATACACCCTGAAAAATCACACTGGTGGTATGATGAATCTTGTGTTTCAGTTGATAAACAAAATCATTTACACCTTAAAACTAAATATAATCCTAAACGATTTGAGGAATTCAATTTGACATCACCCATAGGTGTTGGGTTGGTTTCTTGCACTAATAAGTTTAAATATGGCGTCTTTAGTATTGAAGCCAAATTACCACATGGTAAGAATTTGTGGCCGGCATTTTGGATGTGGAGTTGGGATAGTTGGCCGCCAGAAATTGATGTCTTTGAGGGGTATAGTGATAATCACCCAAATTACTTAAAATTAAGGTTAAATAAACCTTTTGGTTTTTGGAATCTACAGACAAATTTACATTATAAAAATGGGGATGACTCAAAAATGGTTGGAGGTAAAACTCACTATTTCGGATTTAAAGACCCTACCAAATATTTTATGAATTATAGTGTGGAGTGGGCTAAAGATTACGTTAAGTTCTATTATGACGACATCTTGGTTAGGACTATCAAAGATGAAGAAATCCTTAAACAACTTGATAATACAACTATGAATGTGATTATTAATAATGGGGTTATTGAGAGTGTTGATAGACAATACCCACCTGAATCAGATTTTGTTATTAGGAATTTTAAATACTCTTTCGGTTAACTTTATATATATCATTTTTGAACCATCTCGTTTCAATATGTCTACCATCAACTACTTGAGGTTCACTAACTGGTTCACTATCAAATTCATTTATATCTCCAACCATATCCATAAAGTCCTTCAGTTCTACAATATCTTTTTTATCGGATGAATAAGATTCTAATTCTAATTCATAATCGGTTCTAGTTGTTTGTTCCTCATATATTGAATATGGAAATCTGTACTTGTTAAGAGTAGGTCTTTGTAATGGTTGAGTCATTTCACCACCCTCAAAATCTTCCCTATTAAGTTTAATTAATTCCATAACATAAGTGACATCAACATAATCAATCATTGAAATACCCATAACTTTAAGATAATTTTGACATGCTTCGTCAATCTCTTCCATACTACTATGATTACTAACTGAATCGTAAACTTTTTTAACTAATGCGAATAACATTCTATCGGGAACTTGTTCTAATAAGGATTTGTTCATATATTTGACTTTACAATAAATATTAATAAAAATGATAATCGTGTTTGACTTAATAATAAACATTACATATACTTTCTAAAACAACAAATCATGACAGTAAAACAGGCATTAAAACAGAAGAATTTATTGGTTAAAAAAATCAATGAAGATATTAGAAAAGTTCACACATATAACTCAGTTGATGAGGGAAATACCAGACCATACTCAACAAAAGAGTTACTTAATAAAATTATGGAGACCACTAAAGAATTGGTTGACCTAAAGACAAAAATCCATTTGGCAAACGCACCCGTGTACCATAAAATTTTTGAATTATCAGAACTTAAAAATACTGTGACGTTTTTGAAAGGTTTGGACTGTTCAGAAGGTAAAGTGGTTGATAGATATACTCGCTCACAGGAGCCAACTATCAAAGTTGCAGAGTTATCAGTAATAGAAAGAGATAACTTGGTTGAGGGGTTTGAAAACAGAATTGAGTTACTCCAAGAAGAATTGGATACCCACAATGCAACAACCCACATTTAATTGTGGGTTAGCCTGAGATGTAGATAGAGTTATATTAATAAAGTTACAATTGTTTCTAGAAGAGTCGCCGATGATATGATTTGGATTACATAGGTCTCAAAAGTCAAGTGTCAAGTTTTCAGAAATTTAATAATGTCATTACTTAAAACTCACTATAAACCTTAATATAATTCACTACTCTCAGGTTTTTTTAAAAAAATTCATCCTACCTATTGTGGGAATGGATTTATTACCTATCTTTGTTAAACCAAAACGATAGAGATATGACAACTACAAACACCACATCAAAAGTAAGAAACTACCAAGGCACTAACTCATTCATCAACAAGATGAAAGATGCCCTCAACAAGTACGGCAAACTAACTCAGAAACAAGCTGAGGCGGCTGAGAAAATCCTTAACAGCGTAACTAAAGTAAATGTGGAGACCCTTCCTGAAGAAATGAAGGCTATCGCTAACTACGAGGGTGAGAACTCATTCGTGAAAGAAATCAAATCTAAATTGATGACCTACGGGACATTAACACCAAACCAAGTGTCGGCAGCGAACGCTCAAATCCAAAAAGAGAAGAACAAGGCTAACACCCTTAAAGTAAGAATCCCTGTGTTGGGTGAGACAATCCAACTTCGTCGCAAAACTGCGGAAGGTCTTAAAGAGAAATACGGATTGGAGTTCAATCCACTCTTGATTGATGTGACTAAAATCTTGTCTATCTCCCCAAAAGCAATCCAAGTGGCGGGTAAACTTACAGTGAAGAGAGGTAAAATCTGTAACTGTTGTGCAAGAACTCTAACTGACGAGTTCTCAATGTTGACAGGTCTTGGTAAGACATGTGCAGGTCACTTGGGAGTTCCTTACATCACAGACGCAAGTCAAGCTGAGAAGTTCCGTATGGACTACTTGAAACGAGTAGAAGAAATTGGTGAAATGGAGGTTTGGATTCCTTTTTCTCAAATCAAAGTCCTAAGTGACAAACTTGAAGTGGTTCTTAAAATGGTAAAATAAGAACAAACCCCCTCAAAAAGGGGGTTTTATTTTTTGTATTCGGATATTTATTATATATTTGTAGAACAAATAATAAAAAGATGAAAAGTAAATTACCATTCGCAGTTAACTACACCAAAGAGATGTCTGAAAAGTTCAACAAAGAACTTAAAGAGTCTGGCAAATGTTCTGTTCAAAATCCTGATTTCTACGGCAATTGGAATCTTGTTGAGGTTGGAACGCCTGAGTATGAATTTGCTTTCAGTAAGAAACGAGTTAAAAAGTAATGCGTGAGTTAATAAGGACATTATTAAAAGAGATTAGGTTTTCACAAGAAAGGGCTGATGAACTAAAAAAGAAATTTGGTTGGAGATTCGTTCAGAGTGATAGACCAAAGTCAGGTAAATTATATAACAAGAATCATATTTATACCTTTAGGACTCCTAAATACAAGTACAATGTTTACATTGAGGAATATGATTATGATTTTTTCATTATTTCATTTTTTCCTAAGTTAAATAAAGATTTCTATGTAAGACAAGCCAGGATGGCCTCAGCAGGACAAAAGTACTATGATGAATATAGTTACTTAACAAAGGAAAATATGCCACTCCAAATACTATCACTAATGATGGGTCAAATGAAAGAGATTTTAAAAGATAAACCTTATGCATCGTTTGGTTATTTTGGTGCTCCTGACATTAAAACTGGTGAAGATGATGACTTATTTAACACCAAAAGAGTAAGGGTTTACAATCAAATGATTTACGACACCTTTTCTGAAACACACAAAATTATATCTGACCCTACATTTAGTGGGTCCGTAATTATTAATAAAGAAGTTCTTGAGGAATACCCGTATTTCAAAAAGTATTGCTTGGATATATTGGAAACACATTTGTAAGTAATGAATATTGAGAGTATATACAAAGCATTCCTTAAATTCAGTAAAGGCTCAATTAAAAAAGATGGGTTTAACTTACACATTACCAATATAGGTAAGGATAATAAGGATAAGATAACTTTTTATTTTGATTTTGAACCATTGGGTGATATGTCTTATCAAAAATCAGGTCTTGAGGAGGTTGCTTGGGATGAGATTGTTTTGTTCATTAAAATACTTGGAAATCTTAATTTTGATTGGGAAAGATTGGATGTTGTAGTTAACATGGGAAAATACCCAAACCCATACCTTTCAAAAAAATTTGAGAAAAAAATAGATAACATACTAAACGATATTAAAGTCGTTGAATTATGTGAGGGTGTTTGTGTTAAGATTGAAGTTGAACACATTAATACAAACATAACCATTCAAGATGACAAGTCATCATCTTCAGGTACAATGCTCTTTTTTGAGAATTTTGTTAGACCCATAAAAGGTTATGTTAAAATGTCCAAAAATGGGGGATATGAAGAAGTTAGTGTGGAAGATGCGGTAACTACCTATAAAGAGATTCAAAGATTTAATAGGTTTTTAGATAGTGATACAAACTATTTATCAATAGATGATGTGGTAGGTGAGGAGATTGGATTCAATGACACCAACCAAGTTATATATGTTTTAACAAGATTTGTAAATGAAGGTAATAATTAACGAAAGTTCTGTAGTAAAGGTCTTGGAGAGAGTTTGGTCTCAGGACCCATACTTTGATGGGGATAAACTTAAAATGTTTGGTATAAGTCCCAAAAATCCTTCCGCACAAATGTTATTCCAAAAGTTTATTGGGTTAGAAGAAATGACCAAAAGAGCTGAGAATATAATGAAAGACCTCAATAACAAAGATTTCAATGTAGATAATTGTGGAACATACGATATAGATTTTAAAATTGTACATACATTTATTGATGAAGGGCATGCGGGACTTCAATATTTTTATATAAATTGTGATGTTGACTATGGGACCTCATCAGCGGTGATACCTTTTTATGACCCAAATGCCGAGCGTAAATCATTATCTAATGTTATGGATGATGAAGAAACTGCTTGGGAAATTAGAAGTGAGATTATTGAATGTATTGAGGACTATTTTGATGAAGACCTTGAGTTCAGAAAGAAAACTGGTATGAGTGTTATTGCTAAGTTAATTACGATAAGTTAATTACAGAATAAAAAACCCCACCTGTGAGATGGGGATTTAAATTACTTAATATCTGTAGACTCTAATAGTGTGTAACTAAATTTGTTTCCGTGAATCTTTGATGCTTTTTTACAGATTGATAAAAATACATCAAAGTCCATAACTCGTTTGAACACCTGACATCCGTGCGACCAATCGTCAACCCAAGTGGAATCTCTACCTGATTTGTGAATATTGATACCAAACATACCAGTATCGGTAGTTTTCTCGTCGTAAACCAAATCTTTATTAGCATCTCTCCACACCGTAACATTACCATTTCTTTGACAAAGAGCGTCGTATTTACCTTGATGTTTATCTATGGACCATACACTTCTGTATTGATTTGGAACCAATCTAGCAACGCCCTTACCATTGGTAAACCCTTGAACACCCTTTTTACCTGGGTCGCAAGTACCACCCCAACAGTAAAATTGCCATTCACCCTTTTCATCTTTAAATGAAATTGTTAAATGGTCATCAAATACATTGGTCACTTTCTTTGCAACGGATGGAGAATTGTTTCTAACACCTACGATATTAACATCGTAACTTTTGTTTGATTTATCTTCAAACCAAACATAACCTTTAGCTTTTACAGCCGATTCAATTTGTTCTCTTGTATAACTCATAATCTTTTTTAAAATAAATATATTTAATTATATAAATTATTTGTAAGATGGAGGAATATGATGACTATGGTTTCGGAGACCATTGTATAACTACTTTTTAAATTTCAAGAATAGAACCATCACTCTTGTAAGCGATTGGTGTTATGTTGACATTTGTATACATATAGTGATGATAAAAAGTGAGAGGATTATCCTCAACGAAACTTATAACAGGTAATAAGGTTCTATAAACTATCTCATCATAATTACGAAAGTCATCATATACCCAATTTCTTAGGTACTCAAGATTGGTATCGTAATCAAATTGACGATGTTTATTTCTTATGTTTTTGAAAATGTACTTAGTGCTAATATCAACCTGATTACTTTCTGCGTATATATCCCCTTTAACAAACTCCAAATCCGCCTCAATACTAATCATTCCTGTTGGGCCAACTTCAAAATGAGTTACTGAGTTAAAAAGTTCGTCAATCTTTTTTTTATCTGATTTATTAAAATAGAGTGTGTTACCTTTTTTATAGTCAATCTTAATATACTTATGTAATTGGGGGCTATTTTTTTTATCTAAAATACCTATTATTCTACCAATAAGTTCACATTGTTGCCAAAAATGTTCTGTTAAACAATTATAATTGAATGAAAGGTCGTTAGGATTCTTGTAACCAAATTTAATTCGGTCCTCAGTTTTTTTATAATAAGGTACAATCTCAATACCATGAAAGTTTGAAACATTGTCTTTCTCAAAATGTTTTTGTATTATTTTAAAAAATTTTTGGACATCCATATTTCATAAATATTAAAATAAATAAAATGGTAAGTAATTTCGTAGAATCTTTAATTCATTTAATCACCCTTGGGGTTATAAGTGTAATTTTTATACTTATGTTGACAAACAGAAATAAAAACACTAAGTTTACTAAAAAATAAAATTATGCAAACACTAGTATTCAATACAACAACAAAGACGGCTAAACTTTATGAGGGGGTTGCCGAAAAATCAGAATTAATTATACATTATACAGATGTACCAACTGTAAAAGTCATGGACGATGGTTTTTATCAAGTTATGCAACGAGATGCAATGGAAGCCCAACTTCCTGTATTAAGAGTACCAATCGCAAACACAAACATGTTAATAAAACAGTAATGAAAAGCATTCACCAAATATTTCAAGGGAACGAACACTTAATGGACCTTCACCCTGTGGAGGAGTTAATAGATTATTGTCAAGAACTTGAAGGGGAGGTAATGGAAAGAAGGATTGAGGATAACTACGATAAAGAGCATGTCCTTAAAGGTATGTTGAAAGACATTAAAACAAGTATTAACGATACGTTGGCGGAGGATGAAGAGTCAATTAGATTTGGTGAGATTCCAAGAGTAGACTTCAAAGAGGCGGTTAAAAACTTAAAAAACTTCATCTCCGAAATGTGTCACATTAATAACATAATGTTATGATAAAAGAAACTAGACTTATTTCGTTATTAGACGAACTTTATCTTGTGGATAAGGAAAGTAAGGAGATGATTGTTTTGGCAAGACCTGAACAAATAGGTATAGTGTGTGAAACATTAGAACACGAAACAATGAATGAATATTGGACAACCAATCGTTATGTTGAGTTAGATGATAATCACATTAAAAAAATAATTGATAATAATAGATTATGTCGTATTGAGATGGAAACATATGAGGGTGATTATTGTGGATATAGAAAGCCCAAATTAAAAGATGGTAAAGTAATTATTCACATCTGATATATTTATAAATAAAATATATTGGTGAGAACTAAATTAATTATTACTGAAAGTCAATTCAACAAATTAATATACGGAAAGTTAGGGATACTAACCGAAGCGTCAAAGAAGAAAGTCCTTATTGATAAAGTAGGGCTAAGTGAATATAACGCAGAACTATTGGATAAGGTGTGTGGTGGTCTTTCTGTTTGGATAGCCAATAAGTTAATTGATTATCAAATAACAATATCTCGTAGTTGGAATGGGGATAATGTGAGTAAAGAATATGCTCTTGAAAAACTTAATGGTGGTAACCTTAAAAAGTTTATGCCAAAAGTTACCGAAATAATGGACTGGGTTAGAGTAGGTTTAAATGGGAATATTGGTCAATACAAAAATCTCTCAATTGAAGAATTAGAACAAAAATCTAAAGAGTGGCATGATTCATTAGGTATTGGTAGTGGTGTAATCAATTACAATGAGAAACACGATATAATTAAAGATTTTAGAGATGAGAATGGGAACGGTTTTTATTGGGCTGATTTAGATACCAAAAACTCTGAAGAGGAATGTGAAAGGATGGGTCATTGTGGTCGCTCAAGTTATGGTTTCTTATATTCATTACGAGAAACAAGACCAATCAATGATAAGTATAAAATGAATAAAAGTCATTTAACTGCGGCTATTGGTCCCGATGGTGTTATGTACCAGTTAAAAGGTCCGAAGAACTCAAAACCAAACGAAGCGTTCCACCCATATATTCTACCTTTATTTGATGTTAAAGATGAGGACGGAGAATATTTGATTCAAAGTTTTGGAAGTGAATATGCGACATCTATGGATTTTAAACTTACGGATTTACCTGATGAAGTATTAAGAAATTTATACCAAAACAGACCTGAGTTATTTAAAACAAGACAATTACAAAAGAAGTTGGTTGACATGGGTATTATTGATGCACCTGTTGTTGATTATAAAATCACAGTTGATATAAGTCCTGATGATGTTGGTAGATATGTTAAAGGTGATTATGTGGTTAACAGATATAAAAAGAAAGTGACAACACCTGCAGGTCAACAATATGATAGAACCGTTGAGGTTACTTTATTTGAAACAATTTTATCGGGAGATGTTTGGGATTTATGGCAAAATTGGGAACCTGATTGGAAAGGTGCTTTATCGTATGATGTTGATAATGAGAACGAACAAAAAATTCGCAATATTTTAAAATATCTAGCACAAAAAGATAATCCTGATTTTAGCGAAGAAAGTTTTAATGATGAAGATACGGATTCTTTAATTGAGGATTGGGATGAAGACCATGAAATACGAAGTGCAATTGGAAATGCGGTGTCAAATGCTGAATCAGATGACTATGGTAACTATTTGTACGATGAGTTAAAAGGCGCTTTAGAAGAATATGGAACTGTGGAGAAGATGAATGATGAAGGTGTTATATTACATGTTGATACTGAAAAGTATATCGCTGACTTAGATGATGAGGAATATGAAGATTATGTAGAATATAGATGTGATGGTGATATTAAATGTGCATTCTCGGAATTGGCGTATGAAGATAGAATAGAAAAACCAGAAGTTAGTATAGATGATAGATATTATCCTAATATCAATACAGAAAACTTTAATGAGATATTATCGGACAGATTATCAGAAGTTGAATACCACTACATTAAGTAATTACTTATTCAAGTCACCAGTGTAAAACGCAATATCCTCAATATCAAAATGAGAATCAATATCGTTCATTAGTTTATCCCAATCTTCAGGATAGTTTTCATCAATAACAACTTCTAAATTAGGCATAAGGCTATCGTGCTCAATCTTGAAAGGAATTCCCTTCTCACCCAAATAATCTAACAATCGTTCATACACATCCGTGTTAAAGTGTTCAAACTTGAAATGGATTACATATTGTTCTGTATGTAGAATGTATTTGGTTATACTATCTAATTCTTCCTCATAGTCATCTCTTAAATTATTTAAAAAACTTGTATATTCTTTATCCCATTCAGGTGACTCAGGCCAATACATAGCATGGTCAACAGTGACATAGATAATTATTCTGTAAACTACAATATTTGACGAGTGTACTTTAGGGTTAACTTCCAACCTAAACTTAAACCTATCTTTAATTAATAAAGAATTATATAATTTAGTTAGAGCTTTTGCTATTTGTTGTTCATTCATATTGATAAATATATTTAAAATCTAATTAATAATCTATATATTTGTGCTATGTTGGAAGTTTTAGAGAAATATTACAATGATGGGTTGGTTTACAAACAAGTTCACCCCACTTTACCATTGACAATATGGAACTATGCTGAGAAAGTTCAGTATGAAGGTCTGTGGGATGAGGTGACTTTACAAACTCGTGGACTCGTAACTGATGACAAAGGTAATGTTGTTGCAAGACCCTTTAAAAAATTCTTTAATCAAGAGGAGGGTAAACATACACCAACTGTTGAGTTTGATGTGTATGCTAAGATGGACGGTTCCCTTGGTATACTTTTTAATTATGATGGAGAATGGGTATTAGCAACTCGTGGTTCTTTTACTTCTGACCAAGCGGTGAAAGGACTTGAGTTACTTCAAAAGTATGATTACCAAAAACTTCACAAGAACTACACTTATTTGTTTGAGATAATATATCCTGAGAATAGGATAGTGGTTCAGTACCCTTATGAGGACTTGGTGTTACTTGGTGTAATAGAAACCAAAACTGGGTATGAGGTTAACATACACGATGGTGATAGTGATTTGAGAATAAAAAACTTAATAAACAATGTAGGTTTTAGAGTTGTTCAAAAATACAATGGTATATCTGACTACAAAGTCCTCAAAGATATGATAAAGGATGATGAAGAAGGATTCGTTGTTAAATTTAGTAACGGAGACCGAATGAAAGTAAAAGGTGTGGAATACTTGAGATTACATAAAATAATGACTAATGTATCTACTACTAGTGTATGGGAAATGTTAAGCACTGGTCAAGATGTTACTGAGTTATTAAAAGATGTTCCTGATGAGTTTTTTAATAAAATAAAAACTTATGTTAAACAATTAAGATATCAAAAAATGTCAATAACCGAACATGCTGGTAAGTTGTTTGACTCTTACTATGAAAGTTATGATGGTGACTTACCTGAGAAATCAAAATATGCTCAGTGGGTATTGAAAATGGAGAAACACCTCCAACCGATATTGTTTAGAATGTATGACAGAAAAGAATATGATTCTTATGTTTGGAAACTAATAAAACCTGAATTTAAAAAGTTGTGATATGGCAAAAAGAAAGACAATAAGTGTTACTGAGATGGTTGATTATGCGAACCTCCAATTAAGTAGAACAGACGATTTTGCAACCAAAGAGTTTAAACAAGGAATTATTGTAATGGTTGAGGCGGTATTACACAGGTCAGATAATTATAATGGTTTTAGATTCCTTGATAATTCAGATATTGAATATGATACGATGGGTTATGTCTCAAGACATTACTACGGTCCTCGCTTTAAAATATAGAAAACATACGGCATTAAAATATAATAATTGTGCAAAACAAAAAGATTATAAATTTTACTCCCACAGGTACTCAACCCACAAGGGAGAATTCATACGCACCTCTTGAACCAAATCAAATTATTGAGGAGGTTCATGAGGCTTATGAATATGGTATTACAATGACTCATATTCACGCGAGACATCCTGAAACATTAAAAAATAGTAATGATAAAAACCATTACAGACCAATCATTGAAGGTTTACGAGAACATTGTCCTGACTTAGTTATTTGTGTTTCATTAACAGGTAGGTTAGAACCTGACTTTAATAAAAGGTCTGAAGTGTTAGAGTTACTTCCCGATATGGGTTCATTAACAATGTCATCAATTAATTTTCCAACGGGAGAATCAATCAATTCTCCTGAAGTTATTTTAAAATTGATTGATAAAATGAAAACATATGGAGTTACACCTGAAATAGAATGTTTTGATAGTGGCATGTTAAATTACACAAATTACCTCATCAATAAAGGAATTCTTGAAGGTCCACATTACATTAATGTTATTTTAGGTAACATTTATAATGCTCAATCTGATTTACCAACAATATCGTCAATATTGACTAATAAACCAAAAGATAGTATTCTTTGTATAGGTGGAATAGGTAAAGACCAATTAAAATCAAATATTGTCGGGTTATTATATGCGGATGGTATTAGAATTGGTCTTGAAGATAACTTATATTCAGTGGGTAAAACTAAGACAACTAATATGTGGTTATTAAAAAGAATATTTAATATCATAGATGAGATAAACATTGATATTATGACACCAAAAGAATTTAAAGAATTAGGATATGGGAATAAGTTACATAACAATAGTAGGATTTAGTGAGGCAACTATCACTATGATTCTTGATATTTTAGACTCACAAGAATTTTACCCAACAATTGATATTATCAACAATTTAGGGTTGGAACCAACTAAAGAGTATAAACACCCAAACTTTGAAATTACTCTAATTGATGGCATTGATTTAAATAATAAATTATTTGTGTTAGGTGTGACTAAACCACATTTAAGAAAGAAGGTTACTGAAATGTTTGACCTTGAAAATCAGGGTCACCCAATGTCACTAATTTCAAAAAATGCGGATATATCAAAAACTGTTGATTTGGGTAAAGGTGTTGTTGTTAATACTATGAGTTGTATTGCGGGTCATACTAAAATAGATGATTTTGTATTTATTAATAGGAATGTCAGTATTGGGCATCATACCACTATTGGTAAGTATACTACAATAAATCCTGGTGCTAACATTGCAGGAAATATAACTATAGGTGAGTGTTGTCAAATAGGGATTGGTACTAATATAATTGACGGTGTTAAGATAGGTAATAATACAATAATTGGTGCAGGTTCGTTAGTTACTAAAGATATTCCTGATAATGTAGTTGCTTACGGAAACCCCTGTAAAATAATTAGAGAAAATGAGGCATAATCCGTATAAAATAGTTCAAATGTTTGAGGAAGAAATTGCCGAATATACTGGGGCACCTTATGCGGTTGCATTAGATAATTGCACTGACGCATTATTCCTTTGTTGTGTTTATTCAAAAGTCACTGAAGTAACCATACCTAAAAAAACATATCTATCTGTTCCGCAAGCTATCATGGCTTCAGGTGGTAAAGTTTTATTTGATGACACGGAATGGAGTGGAGTTTATGAATTAAAACCTTATGGGATATATGATTCCGCAAGGAGATTTACCAGTGATATGTATATACCTAATAGTTTTATGTGTCTTTCATTTCATCCTAAAAAAATATTAAAAATGAGAAAAGGTGGAATGATTTTAACCGATAATGAAGATGCGTACAAATGGTTTAAAAAGGCCAGACACGAAGGTAGAGATGAAATACCATACACTCAAGACAACATTAAATTTTTGGGTTGGAATATGTACATGACACCACCAGATGCTGCTGAAGGATTGTGGTTAATGTCATCAATGTCAAAACATAATAACGATACATTTGAGGATTATCCCGATTTAACTAAAAATGATTTATTTAAATTATTATGATAACTAAAATTAACGAAGTACCGATAGTCTTACATACAATGGATTCATATTCCGCTTATTGGGACAATTGGTATTATTTATTTACTAAACATTGTAAAAATCACGGACCAATTGTGTTTTTAACTGAGGAAAACCCCCCATCATTTGTTAATAATGTTAAACATATTAAAACAGGTAAAGGTGAATGGGGGTATAGATTATTAAATGGTCTTAATCAAATAGAAAGTGAATTAATTATTTATATGCAAGAAGATTTTTGGCCAAAAAAAGATTTAGTCTTAACTGACGACCATTTAAAAATTTTTTATGAAAAAGAGATGCAATGTCTTAAGATAAATAATATTGTATTTCCAATAAAAACCGATATTATTGAAGGTAATTTATGTAAAGTAAGACAAAATTCTCCATATTCCTTAACACATCAATTTGGTATTTGGGATAAAAAATTTTTTATAAAACATATTTTACCAAATGAAAATCCTTGGAATAATGAAATATTGGGAAGTGAAAGAATAAATAAAAATCCACATAACATTTATCAAATAAATTATGAATGGTATGCTAAAGTTTGTAGTAGAGGAACATTGAATAATAATGGTAAAAAAATGTTAGAAATGTATAAATTAAAATTTTATGGTAAGACATAACACGTTACATATAATAACTGCTCTGTATAGATTTGAGAATCTTGAAAAAATACATAATTCCATTTACATGAATGATGACATCGTTTGGCATATCTCCAAGTCAAATGAGAGAGAAGATTTAACTAACAATTTTATTAAAACCGATAAACGAGTTAAGGTGTATAATGTTGAATGTGAAGATTCGGATACAACATCAAAAAGAAATGTCGTTCTTGAAACTATAAAAGATGGGTATTTTTGTTTTTTAGATGATGACACTATTTTTCATGAAAATATGTACATCAAATATCGTGAATGCGTTGAGAATAGTTTTGTTGGTATTTTGGTTGGTGAGCAATTAGATTGGGATGGAAAATTAAGATTGATTGCACATTTTCCAAAATATTGTAGAATTGATACTGGTAATGTATTAGCTCACCATTCTTGTTTGGAAACTTGTAGATGGCCTGATACCCATATACCCAAAGTCAATGAGAAAGATTCTATTTTTTGGGAATCAGTGTATGACTATTACGGAAAAAAATGTGCAATATGGAATCAACCAATTTCATATTACAATCAAATCAGTAAAAAAATAATAAAATACAAGAAATAATTTTTTTTATTTATTTGACTTTTTTACATTTGTAAAAAAAAAGAAATATGAAAAGGTTTTACGCATCCAGATTAACACAAGGTAACGAATTATTTCCCGCAAGAATCACAATTGATAATAGTGGTGTCCACCTTAGATTACCTAGCTTTATGAGTGGACAAGAGAGAACAATCCCATATAGACAAATTTCTTCAGTTGAAATCAACTGCCCGTTTATCGGATATTCAACAATTACGTTCCAAACTACAGGACAAAATGAATTAAGTGTGCACGGATTTACTTCTAGAGAAGTCAAAAAAATGAGGTCACTTATCTTAAGTAAAATTTGATTTGCTAATCTATACCCCTGTTTTGAAAGAAATGGAGGACTTTAGTTTGACTATAGATGTTTTAGTTTATATTTATTCTTATTTTTAATCCTATAATAAGATATTTATGTTTAAACACCTACGTCATGAAAAAACTATTAATAATACTATTTACTGTTATTTCATTCATTAATCTTGGTCAGGTAACTTTGTTTTCTGAAACGTTTGAAACCGCGAATTCATTAACTTTAGTAAATGGAACACAAACTAACAAATGGTTCCGAGGTACTGCTAATCAATGTAATGGAACAGGAGCACTTTACATATCAAACAATGCAAGTGCTTATGCATACACAAACACATCAATATCAGTAGTTCATGCTTATTTTGACATAACAGTACCAGCCTCCGTAACTAATATTACATTAAATTTTAATAGAAAAGTTGTAGGAGAGTCTACATGTTCAACATGTGATTATCTACAAATTTGGTCTTGTATTAATACATTTACTCCAACGGCAGGTACTTTAGTTACTGCAAACGCAAACAGGGTTTTACAAGGAACTATAAGCAACAGTGCTATTTGTACTACTACTAGTTATACCCTACCAAACGCAATTGCTGGTACAACCAGGAGAATAATATTCAGTTGGAGGAATGATGGTAGTGCTGGGACTATACCAGCGTTAATTGATAATATAACAGTTACATACACAAATCCTACAGCACCAACCTGTGCATCATTATCAGCACCATCAAATGGAGCAACGGAACGTCCTTTAAATCAAGTCATATCTTGGGCTGCAACTGCCACCGCAACCGGTTATGATGTTTATTTTGGTACATCCGCAACACCACCTTTAGTATCATCCAACCAAGCTGGTACCTCATATACACCAACACTTGCTGGTGGAACAACTTATTATTTTAAAATAGTTCCAAAAAATGGTGTCGGTGATGCTTCGGGATGTAACACGTGGTCTTTTACAACAGCTTCACCACCCTCAAACGATGCATGCTCCGATGCTACAAGTTTACCTTGTGCTACATCTGCTTTAGCTGGAACAACAGTAAATGCTGTATCCGAAACAGCACCAAACTCATCCACCACAGGAACAATGGGTGTATGGTATAAATTTACAGGAGATGGTAGTACAACAACACTTACTGTGGTACAAGGATTTGATACTAGATTGTTAGTTTTAACAAGCAATACAGGTGCTTGTGGGGGAACATATACAACAGTTGCAAATGTAGATAACATAACAAGCTCAAACGAAATTGCAACATTTACAGCCACAAGTGGAACTGTTTATTTTGTTTATATAGGTCATTACAATTCAACAACTACAGGTACATTTACTATATCTAGAACATGTGTTACC